CCCCCTGCAGCCCCGATGATCGGGGAGGTCGCGTCGAGCGCCGCGGCCGTGGCGGGGTACTTCTTCTGCAACCGAGCAGCCGCGCTTTCCGCCGCCCATGCGGCCGCCCCTCCCGAGGCACCTCCTCCGATCCGGTTGCCCTCGCCCCCGGTCGCCGCGCCGAGCACCGCACCTCCCCACGCCGCCGTCTTCGTCTGCCGAGAAAGGATGCTCGCGACGTTGCCCCCAACGGAAGGGACGCCCGGCCGCCCCATCCCAAGCGTGTCCGCCGCACTCGAAAGTCTTGCCCCTGCATCGGGGACCGCTACAGGTACACCGCGCGCCGCCTCCATCCCTCCGCGAAAACCAGCCCGCAGTCCGACGTAGTGGTTCTTCACACCCTCGAGCACGCCCTCGCCTCCGCGTACGCGAGACACCGTTCCCCCCACGGCACCCCCCAGCTGGCCTCCGACCACTGCGCCCCCGATACCCTCCGCGATCCCACGACCCCAGTGGCGCTTCCCCTCCTCATCCTTCCGCAGGCCGTGGGCGAGGCCACCAAGACCGCCGACAGCGCTGCCTACGTTGCTCCCGAAGTTCGCGGAGGGCGCGTGCGCAACTCCGTAGGCGGAGTGCACCGCAGAGTTGATCGCCGCCTGCATGTTCGCCGTCTTCGGCGCAGCGGGCGGCGCGACCTCCGCGCCCGGCGGGGTGCCGGCGACCGGCTGGTCGGGCAGCGCGGCCTGGTCGTCGGCCTGCGGGGGTGCCTGCTGCTCAGCGGCTGCCTGCTGCTGCTCGGCCTCCGCGGCCTGGGCCTTCTCGGCCTCCTCGGTCTGCGCGCGGACGAGCTCGATGTCGAGCAGGCGCTTCTGGATCGAGAGCTGGTCCTTCTGCTGGAGCACGCCCTCGCTGAGCGCGCGGTTCTGCGCGATCTGGGTCTCGAGCTCGAGCTCCTGCGTGGCGAGCTCGGTCGCCGCACCGGCGAGCGGCGTGCCCGCGAAGCGGGTGACCCAGGAGTCTCCGTCGACCTCCTCGCCGCCGAGCGTGCCCTCGGTCGCGAACTTGTAGAGGTCGGCGAGGGGCAACTTGCGCAGCAGGCGCGCGGTCTTCGCCTCCCCGATCAAGCGGTCCTCGGTGGCGGCGGCGGCGCGGAGCATGTCGTGCAGCATGCCGCCTACGATACCGCCTCACCCCCAGGAGAGGGAGCCCACGCCCGAGATCTTCTCGAGCCGCCCGCCGCGCTCGACCATCGCGCGGAGCCGCGCGACCGGCACACGGGAGATCGGACCGAGGAACTTCGGGCTGTCGTAGTGGGCGAGGTAGGCCTTCCTCGCCGCGGCCTCGTCAGGGAAGCCGAGCATGACCTTGTCCTCGTCGTAGCCCGTCCCGTCCTCCCGCCGCTGGTGGACGACGTAGGCGTCGGGCGCGTCGCGATCCGGACCGACGTAGGCGTCGACCTCGTCGCCGTCCGCGCCCTCCGTTCCGACGAGATAGCCGTACGGGAAGCGCATGACCGTGCGCCACTTCTTCCCGTCCTTCCCGACCCCCTTGCGCACGCTGCCCGGCTGGTTCTCGACGGCGATGTCGATCCCCTGGACGGTCAGCCGCCCCTGCAGGCGGAAGGCGTTCTTCTCGAGCGCGGGGGTCACGACCGCGACGCGACCTTCATCGAGTGCTCGATGTTGACGGCGGAACGGCGGAGCGGTGCTTCCACGGCCTTGCCGATGTTCGACCCCGAGATCCCCCCAAGCAGGGCGCCGATCGCCGTCCGCGCGGCGGGGTGCTGGTTGGCCAGCTCGCTGGCCGCCGAGGCCGACCGTGCACTCGCGAGCGCGAGCGCCGCGCCGAAGCTCGCGTCGGGCGCGCCGTTCCCCTTCGCCTCGAGCTCGCGCACGCGAGCGCGGAGGTTGTCCCTCACAACGGGGGTGGAGAGCTTGTGTGCTCCCCACGCGCCGCTGGCCGCCCCCAAGAGCCCGCCACCGATCGCGCCGGCGCTGGGCGCGCCGTGTTTCACGGTGATCGAGGTCGCGGCGTCATCCTTCTTGGGGTCCTTCTTCTCCCCCTTGTCGCCCCCCTCTTCCTTCTTGGGGGCCTTCTTCTCCCCCTCCCCCGAAGAAGGGGGGGAAGAAGCGGCTTCACCCTCGGCCGGGGCGGCACCGCCCTCGGCGCCGGGGGGACCACCACCGGGAGCGCCGGCGGCCCCGTCCGCGCCGAGACCGCCATCCGCCCCGGTGGGGAACGGGGGGCTGGTGAGCTGGGCCTCGAGGGCCTCGGTGGGGTCGTTCGCGAGCTGGCCCATCACGCGGTCCTTGAGCTCGAGCACGCCCTGGCGGATCGCGGCGGCGAGCTGCTTCTGGCGGAGGGTCTCGCGCATCGCGCCGAGCGCCATGACGGCCTTCTCGCCGGCGGCCGCGTGGGCCTCCTGGGCGGTCTGGAGGGCGGCGTCCTGGGTGATGCGGGCGGACTGGAGGCTCGCCTGCATGTCGCTCGCGGCCTGCTCGGACGCGGCCTGGGCCTGCTGGACCTGCTGGCCGAGCGCGCTGACCTGCTGCTCGAGCTCGCGGGCACGGGTCTCGGCGGCCTCGGCCTTCGCGCGGTAGTGCTCGGTCTCCGCCTCGGCCTGGGCGGCCATCGCGGCCTCCTCCTCGGCGAGGTAGGCCTGGAGCTCCTCGTCCTCCTGGGGGTCGTGGGGGGCGAGCTCGGCGCCGATCTCCTCGGGCGCGCCGTCCGGCTGGGGCTGCAGCGCGACCGCCGAGGGGTCGGCGACCGCGGCGGTGCCGGGACCGACCTGGCCGAGACCGCCCGCCGCACCCGCGCCGTCCTCGAACGCGGCGGCGACCTTGGTCGCGATGCGCTCGAACACCTCGGGGGCCACGGCGCGCAGCGACACGACCCCGTGGGCGAACTTGCGGAGGTCGACGAAGTAGTGCGAGGCCTCCTCGAGGGGGATCCCGCTCGAGTTGCCCGTGTCACCGGTCACGAGGAGGTTGAAGAGTTCGGTCGACATCGATCAGGTCTCCCCGATGTAGAGCGTGTGGTAGTTGTCGAGGGGGTAGGCGAAGAGGAGGTTCGGCGTCGGCCCGCCCGGGGGGCCGATCACCCGCCCCGACGAGACGTCGCCGACGCCAGAGGGCAGGCCGAACAGCAGGCGTGCGTCGAGCGAGGAGGCCACGCCGACCGACACCCCCGAGGCGGGGTTCGTCTCGACGATGAGGACCTGCTCGGGCAGGCACCGCACGACGAGGCCCGGGATCGCGGCGGCGACCTGCGCGGCGATGTCGCGGGCGAGCACGAAGCCCTCCGCGGCCATGCCGGTCGACGCGGTGAAGGTGACCTCGACCACCGCCGGGGTGAGGAACGCGAGCTTCTTCCCCGCGATCGCGAGCCCGAGCGCGCCCGTGGCCGACCTCGAGGGGGGCCCGCACACGAGCGCCCCGTTGAGGTAGTCCTGTGCGGTCTGGAGGTCGCGGAACTTCACCACCGTGATCCTGTTGGCCATCGTTGCTCCATCCTACCGGGAACCCCGGGAAAAGGGTCAGTGCGGTGCCGGCAACGCCGCTTCCACCTACCAAGCGCCGTACGAGGAATTCACCGCGAAGTACTCGGAGAACACACCTGCGTTCGCCGGGCCGAGGATGCCCTCGATGTTGAGCTGAACCTTCACGCGGACCTTCATCTGCTCGGTCATCCCGCGGAGGTAGCGGATCGTGTTCATCAGGAGGGGGGTCTTGTCGTTCGCGCCGAGCGAGATCCCCCCGTCCGAGTAGTTCACGTGGTTGCGCTGCTGGAGCATCATCACGCTCTCGAGGATCGTGATGACGGTCATGCGGAGCAGCAGGGCCTGCTGGCCGAGACCGAGCAGGTCCTCGAGCCAGAACGTGCCGATCATCGGCGGGGTCCCGTTGAAGTCCGAGATCGCGTCGAGCGTCGCCCAGGCGATCATGCGATCGGTCGTCTCCTCGCCGCGTACGAGCCGGTTGAGGTGCTCGTGGTCACGGAGGTACTCGCGGACCATCTGGACGTAGTCCCGCATGGTCTGCGACATCCCCGGGATCGCGACGATCTCGGCCATGACCTACTAGCGCCCCCCGTGCCGGCGGTTGGCGCGCCGCGACGCGCGGGTGTCCGCGGCGGTCGGCTCGGGGGAGGCATCGGTCTTCGCGCCGAGCAGCGCATCGAGCGTCACCCCCGACCGCGGGGGCTCGAGCGGCGGGGTCGGCCGGGCGGGCTCGGCGACGACGGGGGCGGGGACCGCCTCCGCCTCCTCTTCCTCCCCGTGCTCCTCGACGGGGACGAACGAGACGTCGCCGGCTCCGTTCGGCGGCTCCTCGAGGCTGGCCTCGAGCGCGGCGGCCTTCTCGAGCTCGCGCGCGGCGTTCTCGCGGGCCTCGGCGGCAGCGGCGTGGCGCCGCGCGAGCTCCTGCTGGGTCACCCCGTGGGGGAAGCGCGGCATCGGGATGCCCGAGGGGAGGTCCCGCGCGAGAAGGTCGGGGGCGAAGTGCGGCTCGAGGGGGAGCGGAAGCGCCCGAGCGGCGACGAGGGTCTCGAGGTCGACCGCCCGACCGTCGCGCGTCTTGAGCGCGATGAGCCCGCTCGCCGCGCGCGCGCGGAGGTCGTCGATGTTGCGCTCGACCCACTCGCGGGAGACCGCCATCGGCCTCGCGGTCACGAGACGTCGCCCGTCGTCCCCGACGAACTGCTTGCGGCGCGAGCCCGCGAACGCCGTCGCGCGGATCGCGGTCAACCCCGCGCGGGTCGAGGCGGTGTTCTCAAGCAGGTACTCCCCCTCGGCGACAGAGAAGACGGGCTCGACGGGGGAGGAGGGGGACGCGTGCATACCCGACACGATACCAGTACGGGGGGAAAAGCGAGAAGGGCGGCGAACCATCGGCTCGCCGCCCTTCCAGGCCTCCAGGGAGAGGAGGACTAGAACGAGACCACGTTCGGGTACTTGAGGCCCGAGTCGACCCGGTTGTTGAGGGCGCCGAGCGCGTCCTCGGTGACCGGGATGAAGTTGCCCGCCGCGACGTAGGAGCTCGCGTCGGTGGTCGGGTTCGCGTCGCCCGAGTAGAGCTCGACCTTCCGGACCGCCGCGATGTTCGCGATGATCATGCCGAGGTCACGCCAGGCCCAGAACGAGATCGTGTTGCCGACCTTGTCGATGTAGAACTTCGTGTCGTTCAGCACGTAGAACTTCCCGAGGAACTCGGGCGCCGCGAAGAAGTACAGGTTGCCCGGACGGAGGATGTCCGTCTTGATCGTCCGGATGACGTTCCGGCCGAGCAGGGTGTTGTACTTCCAGCCGCTCACCATGGTCTCGGACTGGAGGGACTGGCCCATGTCCTCGCTGGTGAGCTGGAGCAGGTCGTCCATGTCGGGCTCGGTTGCGAGCACGCGCTCCGCCCGCAAGCGGTTGCCGTCCAGCATCTTGAACCCGTTGACGAGGTCCGGGCGCTGGATCGGGTAGACGAACGTCGAGTTCGCGTTCACGCGGGCGAGCTCGCCCTTGCGGATCGAGAACTCGACGACGGTGCCGGCGAGGATGGTCGTGCGGTGCAGCGCGGTCGACACGCCACCGTTCGCCTCGGTCTGCAGCGCCTGGCAGGCCGCCTCGATGTGGATCAGGAACTCGCGGTCGGGGATCTCCGCCATGTCCTTGACCGAGTTGTCCTCGATCACCTTGGTGATCGGGAAGTCGTAGATCATGAGCTCCTGCTCGGTCTTCTCGAACTTCTCGCTCGAGACCGTGTAGAACGCGCAGGCGGCGCGCGGCCCACGGATGAAGTTCACCGTCGGGCTGCCCCGGAAGGTGAGCGACATCGCACGGCTCTTCGGCTCGATGAACACGATCTTCACGAGCGTGTCGTGGTTCTCGCTGATCTGGCAGTCGGCACGGGTCACCTTCTGCGGGGGGAGGACCTTCTCGCAGAAGGACACCTCGCGGAGGCGGTCACGGATCCACGGCGCCGTGGTTTCCGCGATCTTGGTGCGACCGTCTTCGGTGCTGCTCCGCTGGGCGAAGAGCTCGTTGAGCCGCTCGTTCGAGATGGTATCGGACATGGGTCTGAGTCTCCTGTGGAATGGGGGTGGCTGGGGTGGGGCGGCCTAGCGGCGGAAGCCGCTCCGGAAGCGGAGCCACGCCCCGTTCGAGGTGCCGAGACGAGTGACGTACCCGACGATCGGGGACGCGTCGCCGGAACCGCCGTGACCGACGAGACCGGTGAAGTTGCGGGTGCCGATCGTGATCGTCGCGACCTTGAGGCCCTGGTCGACCGCGGTGATCGCGGCGCCCGAGCCGACGGAGACGGCCGCATCGTAGATGCGGGTCTCGAACTCGAAGTCCATCGCCCAGACGAGCGAGCCCTTGCGGATCGCCTGGCCGTCGTAGCGGCCCTTCTCGAACCAGAGCGGGCAGACCACCTTCTTGGTGTTCTCGTTGCCGACCGAGCCGATGGTCGACGCGCGCTGGATCTTGGTGCCGGTCGAGTTGAGGATGATCCACTCGCCATCGACGAGAGCGACCGAGTTGCCCGGGTCACCCAGGGTGGGGTCCACGAGCTCGAAGTCTCGGGTGATGCCCTGGAGCACGGAGGTGACGGGCCGGAAATTGGTCTTCTGAACGCTCGACATGGTGTGGCCTCCTTCAGCCGTTGATCAAGAGAGAGGTGAGGGGATCGAGCCCCGTGGACGAACGGCCCCCGAGAGAACCGACCTTCGAGCCCATGTCGGGCCCGACGAGTTCGACAGCGCGCTCGTACTCGGCGAGCTTGCCCGTGTCGGCGAGCGCCGTGAGGTGCTCGGCGAGCTTGTCGACCGGCACGTCGACCTCGATGCCCTTCTCGTGCATCGAAGCGGCGAGCTTGGTCGTGCGCTCGCGCAGCTCGTACGCGGCGACCTTCGCGAGCGCGGCATCGCGCTCTTCGACGGCCTGGACGAGGAGCTCACCCGTCTGCTCGAGCAGGTTGGCGAGCTTGACCTGAGATTCCTTCTGCATCAGACGGCTCCCTCGAGGAGGTTGGAGAGGAACGCGCGGGCGGCCGCCGCGTTCTTGATCGTTCCCCCGGCGGGGGCGTCGTCGCTCGCGATCTTCGCGCCGGCCTGACCGGTGTGCGCGAAGGCCTGCTGCAGCGTCGCGTCGGTGGCCGCGCTCTGGACGGGCTCGCGGACGAGCGGGGTTGCGCCCTCACGGGCGTTGGCCTTCGCGTCGCGTCGGGTCAGGTTGCGGAGCTTGTCGGTCGACTCGAGCATGCCGCGCGAGCCGGGCTGGTGGTTGCCACCCTCACCAGCGGCGCTCGCGCCGGGCGGAGGAGCGGTGGGGTCGTTGGCCTGCTTGAGGCGCGCGCGGAGCGCGGCACCCATCGAGGCCATCTTGTCGCCGTCGTCGGAGCCGCCGTCCTCCTTCTTGGTCGCGTGGTGGATGCCGGCCGCGGCGCCGGTGAGGGCCGCCGTGCCGCCGACCGCCTTGCCCGTCGTCTTGAGGGCCTTGTCGCGTGCCACACCTCGGAAGTGCTCGCGGACATCTTCCGGCGCGTTGATGTCCTTGGCGACGCGACGCTCCGGGCCGCCAAGAGCCTTGTCGGCCTTGAACTTCACGTTGTCGGTGACCTTCTTCGCCTTGTCTGCGACCGCGTGAGCCGCCTCGGTCGCGTGGTGCTTCGCCTTCTGCCCGGTGAGGCCGATGCCGAGACCGACCTTGCCGGCGATGTCCTTCACGCCCGCGGTCTTCCCGCCGGGGTGGTCCATGTTGTTCTCGACCTGCGTCGCGGCATCGCCGGGACGGGCCGAGTGGAGCGGGGGGTTGCTGGGCGGCTGCACGCGCGCCTTGCCGGGGTGGATCGAGGACGCCGGCGAACCCGCGTGGGTCGCCTCGGTCACCTCGAGCGAGCCCGGGCCCTTGCCGGGACCGACCTCGGACGCCTCCTTGCGGAGGGCATCGGCGCCGACGCGGCAGGCCGACGCGACGCGCTCGGCGAAGTCGCGGGTGATCGCGGAAGCGGTGGGGGCGACGGGCGCCGAGGCCGTCTTGGTCGAGCCGAGCACGCTCGCGGCGGCATCCTCGAGCGACACTCGCCCGATGCCCGTCGCGGCAGCAACCTTCACGAGGTCCTGCAGAGTCGGGTTCGCAGCGCTGGAGATCTTGTCGGACATGGGACTCCTCGGAGGAAGACGTTGCTGGAGTTCGTCGATCTGGGGTTCAGGGGGCGTCGTCGCGTTCACCCGAGAGTACGCGACTCTCGGCGAGAGCCCCAAGGGACCACGCTGTCCCGGTGCCAGCTTCGTGGGGACCGTGGCCCCCTCGAGCGGCGAAGAAGGGGGCGCGACCCCTTGCGTGGTGTCGGCCGCGCCCCCCATCGATCAGCCCCAGTTGACCGGGTAGCCGGCCGCCTCGAGGAGCTCGAGGCCGCGGATGTGCGCGGCGAGATCCGCGTCACCGCCCGCCGCCGCGACCTTCGTCCCGCCGGGGAGCACGCCCGCGGTGAGCGTGTAGACCGCGCGCATGCGCTCGGCCGCGGTCTTCACCGCCGCCACGACCTCGGCCTCGGACGCCTTCGCGTCGGTCGCCTGCTTCTCGATGAGCGCGAGGCCCGCGCGGAAGCCGAGCTCGTCGATCGCGGACGCCTTCTTCTCGTCGCCGTCCTCGTCGCCCTTGCCGCCCTTGCCCTCGTCGCCGTCGGGCTCCTTGTGGTCGTCGTCCTTGTCGTCGCCGTCCTTGTCGCCCTTGCCCTTGTGCTTGGCGATCATGGCCTTGAAGGCGGCGCCCATCTCGGCGATCTTCGGGTCACCCGCAGGGGCAGCAGCGCCCGCGGCCTCGCGGTCGCTGGCGATCTTGTCGAGCTCCGCGATGAACGCGTGCGCGGCGCGCCGGCCCATCTGGTCCGAGATCTCGGCGATCTTCTCGCTCTCGGCGAGCTTCGCGAGCTCCTCGGCCGCCTGCTTGCGCAGGTCGTCGGTGTCGTCGGTGGACGGGACGGAGGCCTCGGGGGTCTCGGTGGCGACCTTGTCCGCGCTCGCGGCCTTGGCCATGACCGTGTCCCACATCCCGCCGAGGTCCTCGTCAGAGATCTTGTCGAGGTCGACGCCCTCTTCGCGGGCGGTCTTCTCGAGCAGGCCCGCAGCGTACGCCGCGGTCTTGATCTGCTCTTCGGTGGGGTTGGCGCCGTAGTACTTCACGAGGAGGGGATCCATTCGTCCTGCCCTTTCGAGGGTGGATTGAAGACCGTCGCTTCCTCGAGGGGCGTCCCCTCTCCGCGTCGTGCGCGTTGTGCGCCGTGTGGTCGCCCCCGTTCAGGCTTCGTCGTTGAAGGCGCGCTTCAGGTACGCGGCCGAGACGGGGGTGAAGAGTTCCGTGAACTCGAGACAAGCTACCTTGGAAAGCTCCGAAACGCCAACTCGCTCCATCAGGAACGGCGCGTGGGCGACCACGTCGGGCAGCCGCGCGCGGTACCCCGCGTAGGCGGCGGCGATCTTCTCGAGCAGGCCGGAGAGCTCGACGGAGGCCAGTTTCGCGGGGGGCAGAGCCTTCTTGGGGGGTGTAGGGGGCGTCCCCGAGAGGACGATCACACGCCGCTCGATCGAGGGGCCGAGCATCGACCGGTCTGCGGCCTCCGGAGCGAGCAGCCGAGCGAGCAGGGGGGAGAACAAGCCGGGGTCCATCCGGGGGAACAGCGGGTCGGCCCCGCAGTCCGGGCAACGGGAGAAGGTCGACCCCGCGCGGTCGAGCGCGGCCGCCTCGAGGGGGAGGCCGATCGAGAGCATCATCACGCGCTGGAACTCCCGCGGTCGCAGGACGATCCCGAGCCCACCCGCGGTGGTGAGGCCGACCTCCGGTGAACGCGCGATCGCGTGGAGCGCGCGGTCGGAGAGATCGCGGTCCCTCCGCGCGAGCCCGGGGACGATCCTCGCCGCCTCGCCCGCCGAGATCCCCTTCACGATCTCGCTGCGCTTGCTCTGGCTCGCGGCCTTGCCGGCGGCTGCCGTCTTCTCCCCCTCTGCGGGGGTGGAGAGGTCGGCGCCCGGCGCCCACCCGCGCCGCGCCGGAGCGGCCGCGGCGATCTTGAGGAGGTCCTTGGCCGTGCGATCCGCGCCGACGAACACGCCCGAGATGTCGAAGAACTTCGGGTAGTCGTTGTAGACGAACACCTTCCGCCCGTCGGGGAGGACCGCGTTCGGCCGCGTGCGCATCTCGTCGCAGTACTCCTTACGGGTGACCGCGACGCCCGGGATCGGATCGCGCTTGTGCTCGGCGAGCACCGCGTCCGCGGGCGTGCGATGGCCCTTCGCGGGGTCGAACATCGCCTGCGCGGCGCGGTAGCGCTTCCAGTCGAGGTGGAGCGCGCACGTGTCGAAGGGTACGCGCGAGTTGTGCACCGCAAGACCCGCAGCGAGAAAGCTGGCATCCTCCTCGACCTCGAGATTGAACACCTCCCCGAACCACTCTTCCTCAGAGAACCGGCGCACCGGCGTGAGGACGTAGTCATCCACGATGCGGCGGGAATGCTTCGCCTTCTGGCAGGCGTGCGTGCGGATCTTCGCGCACACGTCGCGCAGGCCCTGAGCCCACTGCGCTCCGATGTGGATTACCCATTCGTGGGTGCTGCACGCGCTGAACCCGCTGCCGGCCTTGTGCTCCAGGTTCTGGATCGACGCGAGCACCCCCAGGCGGGGGAGGATCGCCATCCACTGCCACGCGAGGTAGTCCGACGCGGTGGAGAGCGACACCGCCCCGCGAGTGACAGCGCAACCATCTCCGTTCAAGTACGCCCCAAGCAGCTCTCGCTGCGCGTCCGGATGCCAGAGCAGCACGGACTCCGAGAAACGCTTCTTCTTCGCGTACGCCCCCGCGTGTTCGAGGCACAGCTCGGCAAGGCGGCGGTCGAACACCTCGATCGTCCGCGAAAATGGGGAAGCACCTCGAGCGGAGGTCACGGGGGTGTTGCGCGTGCCGAACGCCGCGCACAGCTCCTCGATCTCCTTGTGGATCGCATCGTCACGGTGCGTGGAAAAGGCTACCCCGACAGGCTCCTTGTCCTTTCCGCGTAGCACGTGACCCTCGGCCGCGTAGTACCCCAACAGGCGGCAGAACTCGCGGGTCGCGTAGTCGGGTGTCACCACGCCCTGAACGACGGGCTCAAGCAGGATGTCGCCCTCAACCTGATGCGCTGCGCGCCATCCCGCGTCCACAGCCAGCTGCTTCTGCCAGCGCTCGAAGTACCTACCGGCCTTCACGGAGCGCCGCGGCACCGCCCAGAAGGGGTGATTCTCCGTGCACGCGAGGGTCTCGTGCGCTTCTGCGCGCACACGAATCAACCGCCCCGCGTAGGGCCTACGGCAGACCTTCGTCACGCGCCGAGCCCGACCGAGATGCGTGATCACCCGCTCACCAACTTCAACCAGCTCGATGGACTTTCGCGTGCCATCCGCCATCGTGACGTGCGTGCCAGCAGGGAAACAGCCCATCGAAACATCGAACGAACTGCCTGCGCGCACGCGGTCCCAGAAGGCGACGCCTCCGTGCCGCTCACAGAGCTCCTTCTCGATCGCGAGCACGAGCTCGACGCGCTTCATCCGCGGGTTCCACGCGGCGAGCTCGATCCCCCCATAGTGGGGGTGGTCCTTCGTGTTGCGGTGGTGGAGGAAGACCTTCGCCCCGTAGAAGGTCGGGTACCCGTACGGCCAGCTCGCGGCGCGCACGCGGTCGACCTCCGGGGTGCCCGTCCACGGGTCTGGCGCGTGGACGAGCGCGGCCTCCGGAAAGTGGTCGGCGTTCGCGTTCGACCCGTAGTACTCGCCCGCGCCGAGCGCGTTCACGAGGACGTACTGGACGTCCACCCGGGGGCGAAGACGGTCGATGAACCGCGCGACCTCCGGGAGGAGCTCGGACGCGGTCTTCTCGAACACGGCGTCGTTCTCCCTCACGTGTAGGGGGAGAACCCGCCGGCCGTACTCGTCCTCGCCGGCGTAGAGCGCGGTCTTCTCGATCACGGCCAGCCGCGCGATCTGCGCGCCTCCTCGCGGTCCTCGCGCTGCAGCTGGAACTCGTTCTTGAGCTCCTCGAGGTCGAACCCGAGGTCCCGACGCTTCTGCTGCTCGATGTTCGACTTCGTCGCCTGGAACGCACGGTCCTTGTCCGCCTCGCCCGACGAGAACGCCTGCTCGCGCGCCATCTGATCGAGGCGATGCGAGTGCTGCTGGCCGGAGACCGCGAGCTGGTGGCCCGCGGCGACGCCGACACCGGCGAACTCCTGGATGGGCGAGCGCGGCATGCGTCCGATCGCGCCGATCGCGCCCTCGAGCAGCGTGCCCGCGGCGGCGGGGTTCGCGACGAGGCGGTCGACGTACGAGCCCGCCACGTAGGGATCCCGGGAGAACTCGGGCGCGAACCGACGCAGGGTCGTGAACGCCTGGTTGAGCTGTCGCGGGTCGGCGTGCTCGAGGTGGGGGTGGGCCTCGAGCATCGCGCGGAAGTCCCGCGACTTGGTCGCCGCGTTGTAGATCTCCCGAGCGGCGAGACCGACCGCGCCGACCGCGGCGCCGGCCGTGCCGAGCGCGAGGCCCCCGACGAGGGCCTCCCCGCCGCGCATGCCGAGCTCCGCCACGCGCTGCTTCCCAGCGGCGGAGAAGCGGGGGAGGCCGAGGGCGACCTTCTCGATCTCGTTGAGGACGTCGTCGATGCCTTCCATCCTTCATGCCTCCTAGTAGCCGTACCCGCCGGTGTACCCGCCGCCGAAGCCCGTCTGGTACTCGAGACGACGCTGCTCGCTCGCGCGGCGGTTGGCCGCCGTGCCCGGCACGTGCTCGACGATGAACTGGCCGACCGGGTGGTCGCCGAGCTCGCTCGCGCGCTGGGCGAGGTTGACCGCGGCGAGCCCGCCCACGATGTGAGGGGACTTGCGCACGACCGCATGGGCTGCCCGAGACGCCGCATCGACCACGGCCGAATCGGGACCGTGGATGAACTCGCCGGCGGCGCGCACCCCCTTGGCGACGGGGCCCGCCGCCGACTCCGCGGCGTCCGCGATGTGGCGGAGCAGCCCCTTCGACTTCACCACGGCCTCGGCCGCGTTCGCGCGCTTCTCGAGCAGCGCGATCTCCGCGTGGTTGAGGAACGACTCGGCTGCGGAGGCGGTCTTCGCGAGCTCCTCGCGGGCGCCCTGGAGCGCGGCCGCGCGATCGAGCGCGCCCGAGAACGCGGTGAACGACGTGACGAGCGGGTGATCGAGGTTGACGTAGCCGGGGTGGCCGCCGCGCTTCTCGAGCGAGTCGAGGAACGCGCGGCGGTCCGCGCCGTCCTCGCCCCGGAAGGGGAGGTAGGTGAACGCGACCTTCACCGCGTCGGCGGTCGCGCCGCCGGCGTGCCACGCGCGGACGACGTCGTGGAGGCTGACCCCGTCGGCCACGGCCTGCTTGACCTCGCCCGCGAGCACCTCGAACGTCTCGCGCACCTCGCGCTGCGCACCGGTGAGGTCGGAGGTGATGTGGTCGAGCGCGCCGGCGAGCTTGAGGCGGAGGTTGTTGAGCTCGCTGAACGGCTGGAGGTGGGGGATCTCGGCGGCGCCCGTCCGCGCGAACACGCGATCGAGGGCGTCGTCCGCCTCGGCCGCACGCTTCTCCCGCGGGGGCGGGGCGGCGTAGTCGTGGGTGTGGGGGTCGGGGATCGAGTCGACCGAGCGGGACCCGAGCTCCTGGAGGACCGCCGACGGGTCGGCCGGGCCCCCGTGGAAGTCGACGTAGCGCCCGCCCTCCTTGACGTGCTCCCGGCGGAAGGCGTCGACGTTGGCCGCCTCGACCACACGGCGGGCCTGCTCGCCCGTGAGATCGCCCGCCCCCTTGACGACGCCGACCACCGCGTCGGTGAGGGAGCGCTCGCGCCCCTCGAGGAAGCGGGTCGCCGCGGCCTTGCCGAGCGTCTCGAGGTCCTCGGCGGTCTTGCGCGTCCGGACACTGGACATCGCGTCGAACAGGTTGCGGTCGAAAGCGCTCATCCTCGACTCCTTCCCGTGAGGCTACCATGCCGTGGATGGAGAACGACAAGACCCTCACGGTCACCGAGGCCGCCGAGGCCCTCGGTGTCCCCCCGCAGACGGTCCGCGCGTGGATCCGGCGGGGGGTTCTTCCGACCACGGACGATGGCAAAGTACGCCAGAGCGAGGCGTACGCGGCGAACGAGATCCGTCTCGGTGACCGCTCCCGCACGCTCTCCCTCGTAGGGCTCGAAGCGCGGGTCGACCGAGCCGCCTCCGTCGCCGAGGAGACCGCCCGCACCCTCCAGACCATCTGCGCCGCGCTCGGGATCGGGGAGTACTCGATCCCCTCCGACCGCGTCTCCCTCCTCGACCTCCACGAGCGTGCGGAGCAGCTCGTGGAAGCGCCGGAGGCGATCAACGAAACCATCCTCTCGCGGTGGTCTCGCGTCTTCTACGGCCTCCTCCCCGCGCACATCCTCACGCTCGAGCGGGCGGGGGTCGACGAGCCCTGGCGTGCGTTCCTCGATCTGGCCGGGATCTGCGAGACCATCCCCCCGACGAGCGCGGCGGACGTCGACGGGATCGTGCTCCGCGCGGGGCTCGCCTCCGCCATCCGTGCGCTCCGCGCGATGGTCTACCTCCACCTCCTCCGCGCGTACGACCGGCGGATCGCGACCGCCGTCGTCGGCGCGGGCGCGAGCGAGCGCCCCGCCGACCCCCACGAGCGCGTGCGCTTCCTCGCCACCCGTCGCCTCTAGATCCCGAAGCTCTCCTGCCACTGGCCCCCTCCCTCGTGGTCGGTCTCGCGGCGCGGGGCAATCACGTCCGGGCGCGGGAAGCGGATCATCGACACGAGGAAATTGAACATGAGCGAGTGGAAGGTGTCGTCGGGGCTGTCCTGGTGGTGGTCGTAGAGGGTGATGCGCAGCGACTCGCTGTACTCGCTGAAGATGTTGCACATGTCCTGCGCGAAGGGCTCGGCGAACTCCGCCCACCGCGGGAAGGTGAACACGGTCTTCCGCTTGATCGCGTTGAAGATGTCGCTCATCACCTCCGAGCGGTGGCCCTGCCACCGGCGGAACTTCGGGTTCCAGTCGACCTTGGCCTTGTTGCGGCCGAGCAGCTGGAACTTCTGGATGCGATCGGGACCGAACTTGCGGATCAGGTGGTCGTTGCGGTCGTAGCCCCCGCCGTAGTCCGTGCCGACCAGCTCGACGTTGTAGAGGTTGATGAGGTCGCAGATCAGGTCGAGCTGCAGCTCCGGATTGAGCTCCTCGCCGATGAAGCGCTTCGCGTAGAACACGGTGAAGCGCATGTCGACGTACGTTGCTAGCGTAATTACAGTGTACGTATTTTCGCCGGTGTTCCCCTGGTAGGAGATGCAGCCGTTTCGCTCCGTCACGATGTACCCCGAGGGGACCGCGCAGCAGTAGACGTTGCCCGAGTAGGGGACCTCGACCGGCCGGGCGTCGGCGTTGAGGGTGTAGTCCTTGCCCGGCGCCCACGACACCCGCCACCGCGCCTTGCGATTGCCCTCCGCCGGGGCATGCAGGCGTAGGACTGCGCGCAGGCCGAGCTTGATGCAGATCTCCTGGAAGTCCTCGCAGAGCCCACGAGAGGTCGACGAGTAGGACCCTCGCGCGCCGTCGACACGCGGGTCGCGGCTCCCGTCCCCATCGACCATCGCGTCGAACAGGATGCGCAGCTGCCGCGCGCTCAGGCGCAGGAACTCCCGTGGGATGCGCTTCTCGTCTCCGTACAACCCAACGCGGTCGCGGTACCACGCCCACCACGCCTTGCCGTAGATCGTCCAGTTGATGTCGGTCGTCTTGTCGTTGGGGAACTCCGTGTGCGGGACCCCCAGCCGCTGGAGCAGGCCACGAATGCGCGCGACGACGGGCGCGTTGACCGAGGCGCGCTGAGACATCTTGAGGCAGGCGGGACGCCGCTCCCCCTTCCGCGGACCCTTCGTGATCTTCGCCCAGCAAAGCCCCCCTTCCGTGACGAGGTAGCCGAAGAGGGCGAGCCAGTCGTCCATCGCGAACACGCGCGCTTCCTCCCCGGCATAGCCCGGGCTGTACGACTGGCCAGGCAGGGTGAACGTCGGCACCTCCTCCCCCTTCCACGCCACGTGGCCCACGAAGGAGTACTGCCCGGTCCGCCGCACGGTCGACGCGGCAGGCTCGGTCGCCCAGGACCCGTTCGCGGTCTTCACGCGCATGCGGTGGGTGTCGGTCACACGTAGGTCCACGCCCCCGCGGGTGGAAAACTGCCACAGCGGGCGGTCCCACCGCCGCACCGTGCGCGCGAGCGGGGGCACGAAGGACACCTCCCGCGTGTCAGGGTCCCACTGCGCGACGCGGTCCTCGTCGAGGAGGTCACGGAAGTGCACGAAGCCCCGCTCGGTGAGGATGCGCGTCTCCTCGTCGTGGCACCCCCAGTCAATCCCAGCAAACACTGGCTGATCTTGGGCGAGACGTTGGAACGCCTCGAGGTGCTCTTCCGACATCGAGAGGCGTTCGTCGCAGCACGCGCGCACCTGCGCGGGGGTGAGCGGGCGCGTGCCCTCGTCGTAGGCGAGGCCGAGCACCTCGTTGTAGAAGCGGTCGCGCGAGTTGAACGTGTACTCGTGGAGGATCTCGCTCCAGGGCTTCCACGGGACCATGAGCTGCGGGATGCGATAGCTCTCGAACGGCGTGAGCTTCTCGTCCCAGTCGACCTGGAACCCCCACTGCGCGTCGTCGTGCTGCGGGTGGATCTGCTTCCCGCACTTCTCGCAGATCAAGTGCTTGAGGCCGATGTTCTTCTCGCCGAGGATGTTCCAGTAGCGCCCGGCCCCGGCGGCGGAGCCGCAGCTGTCGCACGGCACGACCCACTCCCCCTGGGTGGACTGCTTCGCGCGGTAGTGCTCGATGATGTTGTCGGTCGTCTTCGGCGTGCCCGAGTAGCGGTAGCGCTTCCAGATCTCCGGCGCGTGCGCGGTGCACTGCTCGATGACCGGGATGTTCTCCCCGATGATGTCCTGGATCTCGTCGATCAGGAGCATCCACGCGGGGATGCCGCGCGTGCGGTCCGCGGTGAGGTACGCGTAGCGCAGCGTGATCTGCGACCAGTTCACGAACTGCTTCTGGAACACGTTCATCGACAGGCGAGGGGTCGTGAACGCCTTGAGGAGCGGGCTCATCTCGAGCGGCTCGCGGAGACGGTCGTTCGAGAAGGTCTTCGTCTGCGTCGCCGAGGGGCTCACGTAGAGCGTGCGGTGGCCCTGCACGAGGCACGAGTACGTGAGCGCGAGGTTCCCCAGCAGGGTCGAGTTGTGCGTGACCACGCCATCGACCACGAAGTTGTGGTGGTCCTCCACGGAGAAGTCGACGCACTCTAGCTCCCCGAGGTCTTCGATCGACTCGACCGTGTCCCAGTAGAGGTCGGAGTCGACGTGCGCGCGGAGCTCCTCAAGCAGCTCCTGGTCGCAGCGCCCGTCGTTCTCGAAGAACTCGACGTAGCGCGCGAGCTTGCCTGGCGTGAGGGGGTACTCGGGCGTGGCACGGAGACCAGCGGCAAACAGGGACCCTGCAGCCTTTTTCGACGTCCGCCCGCGCGACGCATCGACACGACTGATCAGCGCGTTGAGCTCCACGGGGAGGGTGTACCGGTTGTTGTTCGCATCCCGCGTAGGGAGTGCCACGTCCGCGCTCTTGCCGAGCGCACCGATCTCCGTGAGGAACGCCCGCACGCCCTCCTGCGACTCGACCCGAAGGATGTGCGCGAAGCGCCTCTCGCCCCGCTGCTTGTAGATGGCGGGCCAATTCTCCCGGATGGACGAAGGGATGCCGAACTTCCACAGCAAGCTCTGTAGCTGGCGCACCATCAAGCGGCTCATCGAGCAGTACTCGATCGAGTACTTTGAAGGGCCGTTCTGCTTGACGTGGCCGTCCGTGGACCAGAGGCGGTTGATGAAGAGCGCGGTCTGCGCGCGGGGCAAACGGAAGACCCACTCGGGAAAGAACTTCGTCGCCGACTTGGTCCCGAAGAGGCCGTCCACGGAGAGCCAGTCGGCCAACTGCGGGTGGAGGTGCACTCGGGTGTCGACCGCCGCGGTCCCCGTTTTCCCCTGCTCGGTGTAGGTGGCCCCGATCGCGGCCAGACAGGCACGGAACCGGTCCACCACCGGACCCGGGATACCCGTGAAGGAGATCGCAGCCTGTCGAGGCATGGAACCGTCCCCGAGGAGGAACGAGGTCAACTCGACCCGTTCGGTAGGCTGCGGCTCGTCGAGGAAGACCCCGCTGCGAACCAGAGCCGCGACACGATCCCCCACACGGACGTCTCCCGCCTCCACCCACCGACCGAACAGCCGCAGGGGGTGGGTGGTCGCGACGTCGACCGCATGGCCCCGTCGGGTGCGCAGGCGCACACAGGGCTTGAAGTACCGCCGGGAGATCCACTCGACCGGAGCGGTGGTCATCCGGGCGTCCCGCGAGGAGGCATCCAGGCAGGCGAGCCGCTCGCCGAGGACGACCTCTCCAGCCGGTACGAGGGAGCCGTCCGCACGCGCGACCAGGGCCGTGACCGCGCACGTCTTCTCGACCTGACGCGCCGTCACCAGCAACACGCGCCGCGCGGGGGTGTTGTACGGCATGATCATGTGCCGCCGCCCCTTGAAGGTGAACGGGGCGATGTCGACGATGCCCTTCTCGACCTCCTGCGTGATGCGGAACGCACCGGCGACGAACTCGGAGGGGAAGAGCTCGAGTGGCCCCTCCGCCACGACCTCCTTGTCCGACTTGCTGTCGAACACCACCGGGGGGTTGCCGGAGGAGGAGCCGAACCACCCGCGCTGCTCCGCCAGCTTCTTGGCCGCGGCGAGGTCCTCCTCCTCGAGGGCGTCGTCGTCCACCGCGGCGACGGCCTCCTCTTGGGGGTCTTGCGGGATCCAGCGATCCGCGGGATTACGGAAGGATGCCATCAGCGGTACCTGCCTGGATCGGTGAGCTCCATGCGCTCCTCGTAGTGGCCGCGGACAACGTCTCGTACGACGCCCTCCTCCGCTTTGAGGACGCCGACTCCCTCGTGCTCGAGCTCGCCTTCCTGTGGGCACCTCCGCGCGAGCTCCACGCGACCCTGTTCGCGATCGCGAGAGACCTCGCGCGCGCGGACGGATGGCGGGTGACGGAGAGGCGGATGACGCGGCACGGGGCGCTTTTCCTACGCGCGCGGCGGGACGAACGGGAGGAGGAGGGCGTTCAGCCCCTCGAAGAACTTCGTCACGCGCAGCGTGATGAAGGGGTCGTTCCCGTAGCCCTTCGCGGTGAACCACCACGACATGATCCCGCAGTCCGCCACGCGGCCGGCGGCGAGCCGCTCCGACCCCGCGCTGAAGTGCGCCTGGGCGAAGTCGTTGAGGGTACGGGGGAAGATGTCGTCCCAGTACCGGGGATCCCGTAGAACGTCGGGGTCGGTCGGGTAGAAGTGCGCGATCAGGTCCTCGAGCTCGCGGCCGCGCCAGCAGAACTCGACGCGGAACGCGGCGGGCTCGGCGAAGACGAACTCCTGGAAAACGAGGGGGGCCGGGCCCACAGGCGCGGGCGCGTTGAGCTCGGTCACGATGGCGGGGGCGGTGTCGGTCACTTGGTCTCCTTCTTGTCCGTCCTGCCCTCGGGGAGGGCCGGCGCGCTCTTGACGATGTCGAGGGTGTGGCGGCCCTTCGTGATCTCGGAGATCGAAGGCGCGCGTGGCGTGTCAGTGCGCACGGTCGCGAAGTGCTTGACCACGTCGACCTGCGGGACGGCCTGCTCGGCCTTGATGCCGAGGCTGTCGCGGATCATGGAGAGCTGCGCCGCCCGGTTCGGGCCCGCCATGATCGACCCGTTCACGCGGATGTCCTGGATGAGGTCGTACAGGCCCCCCGCGACAACTTCGTCGAGCGCGGCGACGAGGTCGAAGCCCTGGGGGCGGATACCACAGGCGAGCTGAGCGAGCTGGGCGCTCGTCTTGTCAGCGGGCATCGCCATCATGGTCCGCCGCGGGTCCGGGCGGCGCACCCTCTTCAGCCCCGTCACCCACGCCTGCTGGGTCGGCGTGCCCTTCGACCACAGCTCCTTGCGCATCTCGTGCAGCGTCTGCCAGTCGTGCTGGGTGAGACGGCGGCTGTCGTGGAAGAACTCGACGTAGGTGTCGAGCTCCGCGGGGGTGACGCGGAACCCGTACTCCTCCCGTACCACCGCGGCGATCACCTGCGTCGACGCGCTGATGAAGAGCGCGCAGTCGATGAACTCCCGCGGGCGGGGGGCCTTGAGGATGCGCATCGCGACCTGGAACTCGTGCGTGTTCCGGATCATCGGCCCGAGGCGCTGGGTTTCGATCCACACGGTCGACGGAGTGTGGCGCCAGTCTCGGGGGCGGAACCCAGAGGGGGGACGTAGGTCGTCCAGAATGTCCCCCACCAGCTCTTTGAAAGCGTAGAGGTCGAGGCGCTCTGCCTCCCGCACGACCGCATCGACGTCGCAGTTCGGCCAGGTCTGGACGAAGCGGCCGCGGAAAAAAAGGGTAGCGGGGAGGCCTACCTGCACCCCCCCACTCTACCCCTAAAGCCCCCTACTGGAAGGCCAAAGAGCGGAGGCCCTCGAGGACGATCTCGAGCGAGCGCGAGGCGCGCTCGATCGCCCCCTCGGCGACCTCCTTCAGCCCCAGCCGCGCGGCGAGGAGGAGCTCGCAGAGGTGCGTCTGCGCCGTTTCGAGGTGCGGGAGGAACGCGATGAACGTGTGGACGTTTTCGGGGTTGAGGAAGCCGAGCGAGAGCACGGTGTCGACCGCGAGCGGGTCGGGGATCTCGGCGGCCTCCTTGAGGAGATCCTGGCGGAGGCTGGGCTGCGAGAGGTACGCGGCGATCTTCGGCTCGAGCGCCGCGGTCGCGGTTTCCGGGGTGTCGATGCCCCGCCCGACCCACACGACCTCGCGCCGAACGCCCGAGAAGGCGCTCGCGAGCTTCGCGCGCGCGACCTCCTGGTCGACCCCGCAGCCCGCGAGGAGGAAGAGCGAGTCGCCGATCGAGAGGTGCTCGCGCTCGTTCGCCGCGAGCTTCGCGACCGCCGGGCCCTCGAACGAGAACGCGCCGGTCGAGTCGCCGCGCAGGTAGACCGCGCGCCCCTCGGCAACGGCCGTCGCCGTCTTGAGCTCCTGGTCGGGCGGACACGAGGCAACCGTGATCGCCTTCGCGCCGTCGAGCGGCATCCACTTCCACATGTCGGGGACGAGGCAGGTGTCCCCCTCGAGGGTGGGCGAGTCGACCTCGTGGGTGACGACGACCTTCACCGGGCGGCCGTCGTAGGTCGTGCCGGCGAAGGCGATGTCGCCGCCCTCGCCGATCCGCCCATCGAGCGTCATCGGGATCATCGCCTGGGCGGATCCATCCGCGCCGGACGTGTAGAACGCCCCAGCACCGCTCGGGTTCCCCTCGAACAGCGCCGCCCCCGTACCGACCGGCGTCCCGCAGATCTCGCCCTGCACGGCGGTGACTGCGCCGTTGGTGAAGAGCGCGATCGGCATGGGCTGGCCGTCGAGGTCGATCAAGTTCGGGAAGACGAAGCCGACGATGCTCTCACCCTCGGCCGTCTCGACCTGGTAGAGCCCGTACGTCTCGGCGGGGGCCGGGCTCGGCGGCTCTGCCGCCGCGGGCGCGGGGTCCACCGTCGCGGTGACTGCGCCCTTCGTGTCGGCGGCGAGCGCGATCTTCGCGCCGAACGTCCGCACGAGCGTCCCTCGGTCCACGGTCCCCACGCACGGGGACCACCAGCTCGCGCTCGCGGTCTTGATCTCGTAGTCGCCCTCGGGGAGGCGACGGATCGAGAGCGCGGAGTTCGGCGCATCCCGCCTCACCGCGCTCGCGATCTTCTCCGAGGTCAGCGGCTCGATCGCCTGGATGCGCTCGACCGCCGCACGGGAGGCGGGGTTCGCGAGCAGCGCTTGGGCGAGCTTGCGGTTGCCCGCGAGCTTGTCCGCGAACGCGGTGAGGTCCTCTTCGGTCACGTGGCGGGAGATCCCGGAGAGCACGCTGCCCGTCTTCTCCCCGCCGGCGCCGCCCGACACCACCGCGCCACCGCCACCACCCATGCCGTAGTTCTGGCGGTAGGGGGGGTAGAGCTGCGCGACGAGCGAGACATCGCCGGGCGTCTTGCCGGTCGTGTCGAAGCGCTGCGGGCGGAAGAGCGCGCGGCGCAGACGCATCTCGGTGAGCGGGAGGATGCCCGACCCCATCGAGACGAGGAGGTCGAGCGGCTGCAGCTTCCCCCCCTTCACGATCACGGGGATGCGGACCTCCTTGAGGCCCGCCGACTCGAGCGTGCGGATGTCGTTCGCCTGGATGTCGGTCTTGTTGGTGACCGAGATGTGGCCGATCGCGTACCCCCGCTCGGCATCGACGCGGTCGAGCACGACCTGCGGGTCGAAGTCCGCGATGTAGGGGATGTGCTTGTGCAGCTCCTGGAGGATCTCGAGCTGCCACTTGGCCGCGTCGGGCGGCAGCGGGATCTCCGCCGCCGTCTTCTGGAACTCGAGACGCGGGCGGAAGAACAGCGGTTCGGCGTGCGGCATCGTGGCTCCAGTCTACTAGGGGGGACGGAGAAAGAGGAACTGAAGCGACTCTACGGCCGCCGGGTCCTGCGCGGCGAGGATGACGACGTAGGTCGGAGCGGTCGGGGAGAAGCCCGGCGGGAGCCCGTCGGCGGCGAACGCGGCGGCCAGATCGGGCAACGCGCCGTCCTGGCCGACGTAGAAGGCGACCCCTCCGCTCGTGAGCCGAGCGCGGAGGGCGGTGACGAGCTCGAGGGCGGAGAGGCGGTTCAGCTGGGCGAGGTCGATCAACCCTCGGATGCCCGCGAGGCTCGCGCGCACGCCGTTCGCGGCGACGAGGTTGACCGAGATCTGCGGGGTGAGATCGCGGACGAACGACGACAGCGTGGTCGGCAGAACCGCGAGCGCAGACGTCAGCGCGTTCTTGACCTGCGAGAAGTAGAGGCCGGGGTTGAGGAGGGCCGAGGACAGGCTCACCTGCGCGCCGAGCAGACCGGCGAGCTGCCCGCCGAGCTGGGTCGAGAACGCGCTCAGGCCGAACGGGGACTTGAGGATCGCGTCGAGCAGGGCGGCGAGCGCCTCGGCCGACGAGATCGCCCGGCTCACGCCCAGGTCGATCGACCCGACGGAGAAGACGCCCACTCGGGTGAAGCTCATACCAGCACCGCCGGGTCACCGCCCGTGATCACGCCGACCATGGAGGGGATCTGGATCGTCGCCGGCGTGGGGACTCCGCCGAGCGTGATCACGCAGGGCACGGGGAGGGTCGCGGAGATCAGCACCGAGTCCCCCATGCGCGCGGCGGGCCGCCGTGCACCGCCGCCCGGACCGAGCTTGACGAGGTTGTAGGCGAGGTCGGCCACCTCCCCCTTCCCCTCGAGGAGGTCCGCGGCGTTGATCGCGATGTGCGGGGCCTTGAGGTCGAGTCGCTCGACCGCCTCGAGGAAGAGGCGCTTGCGCGCGAACAGGTAGACGCTGGCCTCCGAGCGGAGCAGCGCGCCGCCCTCGCGCGCGACGAAGTACCGGAACCGCGCGCTGTTGTGGATCGACTTCGAGGCGGGCTCGCCCGAGCTCGCGCGGAAGCCCCCCTCCGCGACGACGACCTCGTAGACGAGCGCGGTGTCGTCGACGCCGAGCTCGGCCAGCTGGGAGAGGGTCACGTCGGCGTCTCGCTCGCCCAGCGCGGCCACGCTCCCGCAGGACACGCGGAGGTCGGCGAAGGTGGAGTTCGCGAGCACGCGGAACGTCTGGGTCCACTCGGTCGGCGAGTTCTCGATCGTCGGCCCTTCCTGGAGGCCCCACGAGATCGCCCCGCCGGCGGTCTCGAGCGCGTAGCGCTCGGCCACGTCGCTGACGAGGTTCGTGATCGGGATGTAGAGCCGCTGAGCGAGCGGGCTCGCGCCGATCTCGACCACCCCTCCTCGACGGAGCGCGATCCAGTTCCGATCGCGGGTCGAGAGGATGATGTCGCCGGGGTTCGCTCGGGGGCGACCCGCCGCGAAGCTCGCGTCGCCCGGGTTGGCCTTGGTCTTCCCGTCCGGCGAGACGAGGACGGTCGTCCCGTCGCCCGTCACGACCTTCTCGGCGCCCTTCGTCTCGAGGGGGGCGATGAAGCTCGAGAGGAACGGCTCGCTCCCGTCCGCGGGGATCGTGACGTGGCACTTCGCCCCGATCTCGGGCATCACGTTGATGCCCTCGCCGCCGGCGTAGTGGAGGTAGGCCGATCCGACCTGCACGCCCTTGTACGTCCGGCGGTCGAACTTCGTCACGACGTCGACCCGCCACGTACCCGGGTGGACGTCGGTCACGACCGCCTGACCGGTCTTGTCGGACCCCCACCCCCCGCGGGTGGTCCCCCCGCCCGCGCGGAACGCGCCGGGGTTCGGCCCGCCCTTGTCCTTGCCCTCGAGTTCGGCCATCTCGTCCTAGTAGTGGTGCAGGGGGACGTTGACGAGGTGGCCGAGGCCCGGCTGCTTCGTGTTCGCGCGGGTGAGGCCGAACTCCGCCCCGTAGGCCGCCCCGGGCACGGGGTGCACCCCGTGGAGGCTCGCGCGCGCCCGCGTCGACACGCCCTCGAGCAGCGTGCCCGTCAGCCGCTGATGCTGGAGCTTCGCGAGCCAGTCCTCCGTCATCTCGAGCGGGAGGATGTCGACCCCCTTGAGGACGGGCGCGTGCACGATTGGCCGCTTGCCCGCGAGCTCGGTCTCGTTGATGCGCTTGACCACCGAGGTGGGATGGTACTCGCCACGGAGCATCTCGTGGTGGTCCCCGGGATCCTTCACCTCGGTGAGGTTCGACATCGCCTTCACGAGGACCTCGAAGTTCCTCCGGAGCACGCCCTCATCCTTGTAGATCTCGTGGAGCTCGTTCGTGACGTGGTTCTGGACGCGCTCGATCGACCCCGTCGCCGCGTAGAGGGTGTGCGGGTTGACGTAGGTACGGGAGGGGTCGGAGAGGAGCTGGCCGGCCTCGACGTGCTGGCCGACCTTCGGCGGCGTCCACGCGGGGTGGACCTGCGCGCCGTGCAGGGGTTCGTGGAGGTGCTGGCCCGCCTCGTCCTTGGCGACGTGGTGCACGTGGCTGCCGATGTGGATCTTCACGCCCGTCGCGTCGGGTTCGATCTTCGTGATCGTCCCGCTGTGCATGGCGAGGGCGGCGGCGTTCGGGAACTTCTCGGGCAGCGTGATGAGCTGGTGGAAGCGCACGAACGCGCTCACGGCCTTGCCGTCCCCGCTCGCGACACCCCCGGAGTTGTGCGTCCAGAGACCCCCGACCACCAGGGTCCCCGTCTCCGTCTCCAGGTCGTACACGTACGGAGGGGAGGCGAAGCGCACCGGGCGGACATAGTCGACCACCTCGGGGAACCGCTCCGCCTGCGCGCGCGGCTTTCCCCTCACCGCTGCCCATCGCACGGAAGCAGCGAGAAGACGCCGTGCACGCCGAGTGGCGACGAACACCACCCGGAAGCCCTGGTGGCGCGAGAGCTTACGCCAGGGCGTGAGGGTCATGCGCGCCTGCACGCCTTCCTGCCGCAGGATCCACTGCAGCTGCTGCGCGAGCAGGAAGCTGGTCGTGTCGATCGCGGCGACCGCCCAGTGGGAGTCCTTGGTGGTCGTGAACGTCCCGTCGCCGTCGAACACGCCCGCAACGAAGTCCCGCAACCACGCACGAGGGAGACCTCCCCACCCGTCGGGCAGGCCCTTGTCGCGAGAGTACCGCCCGAAGGCTTTCCCGATCTCCGCCGCACGCACGCGCCCATAGGCCTGCACGTGCCGCTCGTGGGAACCAAACCGGATCCCCGGAAACTCCGCGCGCAGCGCCTTGGCGATCTTCCTCCGCACCGGCGTGCCGGCGTTCTGCGCGATGTGGAAGCCCACGAGGTAGTCCTCGCCGGCCTCCTGCCGCACGTGGAGGGAGCCCTCAGCGCAGTAGATCCCCGCGAGCCAGCCGTCGCGCAAGGCAGGACGTCGCGTAGGCACGGCAGGGTCAGGGAGGTGCAAGGCCGCGTGGGACTTCTCCACGAGCTCTTGCGGTTCCACCGCAGCGAAGTCGGTCGACGGCGCGAGATCAGCCATCGCGAAGCGGTGGCGGCACTTCCGACAGCGGTACTGCCGCCCATCGTTGTCGCGCTTCGGGTACGTCCGGCACGTCGGGCACACGGCGGTGTTCTCCGCCAGCATGTGGGGGTGGTTGTCCTGACTGATGATGCCGTACCCCGCACGCGCGCGGGTGAACACCATGGCGGTCCCCGGCTGCTGGACGTGGCGCTGTGCGGACAGCACGCGCACCCACCCGCCGCGGTCCCAGACCTCCAGACCCGGAGTGGCGCGAGTCTCCTCTCCGTTCACGATCTTCCCCTGCACCAGGGAGGCGAATACGCGTCCAAGCGTCGTGTGGTACGCCTTCCCGGCTACGCGCACGGCCACTACGGAGTGCTCGTGCATGCAGTGGAACGCCTTCATCGGGAGCTGCACCGCGCGCTCGCCGACCGCGCTCGCCGAGAGCACGCCGGCGTTCGTCCCGAGCGCGAAGTCACGCCCGTCCACGGTGTGGCCGAGGCACTTCTGGCAGAGCCCCTTGTCGTGCTCGCACTTCAGGGGGGAGCGCACGATCACCTTGGCGCTCGGCGAGGTCGCCCGGATCTTCCCGAGCAGGTCCGACGAGAGCGCCGTCCCCGCGGGGATGTCGAGCCCGCCGTCCTTGAACGCGCGCGCGAGGTAGCGCCCGTGGGCGTCGATGCCCGCCGCGGGCAGGACGATGCCCTTCGAGGTCCCGCAGTCGTGCGAGTCGACCATCATGTTCATCGCCGTCGCCTGGAGGAGCTTCGACATGTAACCAGGCTCGCGGACCTCCTGGGTCTTCATGACGGCGCCGCGGCGCGCGCCGTACGTGCCGAGCCAGTACCCGCCGACGTCGAGACCCTCGCCATAGCTGCGCGTGACCGGCGTGGGGATCGTGCGGTTGCGGGAGTCCTTGAGCAGCATCGGCGCGAGGGTGAGCTGCTTGTACTGATCCCAGCCCGGCTTGACCCCGGCGTCGCGCATGAGCTCGAGGTTGCTCGGCGCTCCACCCTTCGCGAGGTGCTGCGCCTTGATGCGCTTCTCCGCCTCCGTCCACAGGTCGACCGACCGCCTGTCGCGGTCCGCCGGGGTGAGCGCGGTGTTCCCGCGGACGGCATCCACCCGCTTCTGGAACTCGCTGACGACCTGATCTCGGGTCGCGCGATCCGTCTCGAAGTCGGCGAGCGACAGCGTGTGGGTGCCGATCGCGAGGGGCTTCGCGTGGAGCGGGGTCGTGATGATCCCGTAGGACGCCGCGTTGCCGAGGTCCTTGATCGCGTTGACGTGCTGGCCGTACGAGCCCTTGTGGTTCTTCGCGAGGTCGCCGAGGAGTTCGTCGAGCCCCTTCTTGTCGATGCGCAGGCCGAAGTCGGTGAGGATGCGTGGCTTCCACGCGTCGGGCACGGTCTCGGCGAGCATCGCGCGGCCCGCGGTGGTCTTCACCCCGTTCACGTGGATGACGTCGGTGTAGTGCGCCTTGCCGGCGGCGACCGCCGCGACCGCCTCGTGGGGGGACTTGAACTTGTGGTCGGTGTCCTTGCCGATGCGGGAGAGCTTGAACAGCCCGAGCGCGCTCTCGAGCGTCGGCTGGTACATCGCCTTGCCGTTCGCGTCGTTGAGCAAGTTGTTCGAGGGCATCATCTTCCGCGCCTCGGCGACCGCCTCCGCGCTGATGGGCACGTACGCGGCCATCTGGTCGCCGTCGAAGTCGGCGTTGAAGCCCGCGGTGACGAGGGGGTGGATGCGGATCGCGTTGCCGTCGACGATGCGCGGCTTGAACCCCTGGATGGAGTACTTGTGGAGCATGGGGTCGCGCTTGAGCAGGACCGGGCGCTCCTCGATCACGCGGTCGAGCGCGGTCATCACCTCGCGCGGGGGCTTCGCGTCCTTGTGCGCCTGGCTGAGGAGCTCGCGCGCGCGAAGGTCCGTCGGCGCCGCGCCCATCTCGATGAGCTTACGAACGAGGAACGGGCGGTAGAGGGTCAGCGCGGCGTCGCGCGGGAGGCCGACCTCGTCGAGGCCGAGCGCGGGCTCGGGGATGATGGTCGACCGCATCGAGAGGTCCTGCCGGCGGCTCGTCAGCACGGACTGGAAGTACCCCTCCTTCGGGGTCGCCCCCTTGATCTGGTGGAGCAGCCCCTTCTCCTTCTGGTCGTCGTAGGGGATCCCCACGCCCATGATCGCGCGGACGCCGTCGTAGAAGGCCCGACGCAGGCCCTCCTTCTTCGAGTCGGTCAGGTTCGCCGCGAGGACCGGGTCCTTGAGCTTGTCGTTGATCTGGCCGAACTTCTGGTAGAGCCCGTTGACGTCCTCGTACTTGAGGTTGCCGTCGCCGAGCACCATGATCGGCCGCATCGCCGGCGGGATCACCGGCAGGTGGTGCAGCATGTACGCCTCGTCGGGGCGCATCTTGAGCTGGTCGAGCGCGCGGAGGTACCGCGTGCGCTTGAGCGCGGAGTCGACCTTCGCGGCTGGCGCGTTCTCGAGCGCGGCCTTCGCCTCCTCGAGCGCGTGCGCGGTGTCGATCTTCGACAGCAGGTGCTTGATGCCCGCACCGCCGGTCACGCCCGCCTTCGGCTCTACGAGCTTGCCCTTCGCGTCGACGCCCTTCGTGCCGTACACGACGGCCTCGTATTCGTTGCGGGTGAGGCCTGCGAGGGAGCAGATCGCATCGCGGAAGACGGGGTTGGGCAGGGGCTCGGCGAGGTCGATGTGGGACCACTTCGTCCCCCCGTGTCCGCCGGTCACGCGCTCGTCGAACAACCCGCCAGGGAGCGGCTTGGGGTAGCCGTTCGGGCCGAGCTTCTCGCGGACCACGCGGCCTGCCGACTTGATCGCGCCGCCCGACATCCCAAGGATGTGCTTGTCGGTGAGCGGGGTCAGGACGAGCTCGTGCCCCTGCTTCTCGGTGTTGATCCCCGCGCCGCGCAGCATGTCGACGAACTTCTGCCACGCGAAGGTGGGCTTCGGCGTGGGCAGGGGGTCACCCGTGCGGATCGCGCGCCACACCTCCGCGTGCTGGGACTGCCAACGGTCGGTCGGGTCCATCCCCTCCGACTTCCACGTGTGCATCTCGCGGACGTTGGCCTTCGCGCCGTGGCCGAGCAGCGCGTAGAGGCCGAGCGCGCCAGTCGCCTGCCCGCCCTCGTGCCCGCCGCCGGTCGGCTGGAGGTTGATGTCGTAGCCCTCGGCGGAGGGGATCCCGGGCAGGCCCATGCCCCCGCGGGCGGAGATCTTCTTCTCGACCTGGTGGTTGAGCTTGAGCGCGTACTTCTTCCCGACCAGCGCGTGGCCGAGCGAGAGGCCGGTGGTGGGGTCGATCAGCTCCTCGGTGTCGTGCAGGCCGTGCTTCGCGAGCTCGGCGCGCATCTGGGCGACCGCGTCCTTGCGGGCGGGGTCGAAGTTCTCGACGTGGTAGGCCTTGCCCGTCTTCTCGGCGATCTTGCTCGCCGCGGTCTCGAGGACCTGGCCGACGTTCATGCGGCCCGGGATGCCCGAGGGGTTGAGCGCGACCTCGACGGGCTTGCCGTCGCGGGTCTTCGGCATCTCGTGGTCCGGCACGATCTTCGTCGCGATGCCCTTGTCGCCGAAGCGGAACGCGAGCTTGTCGCCGACCTGCATCGGCTCGACCGAGCGCACGTGGACCTTGAGGAACTTGCCCACGCGGTGCACGCCCATGACCTCGCCGGGGAACTCGGAGTCCCACTGCAGCGAGCGGTTGGCGAGCGTGCCCGTCGCCCACCGGCGGATCATCCCCGCGCCCATGGAGTCGCGGGAGGTCGCGGGCTGCACGGCGAGCACGAGGGGGTCTCCCGGGCGGACCTTCGCCCCCACACGGATGACGCCGTCCGCGTCGATGTTCTTGAGCGCGTCCTTGCTGAACACGCCGTTGTGGATCGCGTTGAACGCGTGTGCGTCGACCAGACGGGTCCCGTCGGCCACCTGCAGGGTGGGCTTGTGGAGGTGCTCGCTCGCGAGCTTGTCCGCCGCGGACTGGCTCAGGACGATGCCGTCCTCGAAGTTGTACCCCTTGAACGGGATGTAGGCGACGCGCAGGTTCGTCCCGAGCGCGAGCGTGCCGTCCTTCGAGTAGTTGGTGTCGGCGAGCAGGCCGCCCGCCGCGACGTGGTCGCCCACCTTCACCCGCGGCGTCGAGTGGTACATCGCCTTCGCGTCGTTGAGCGGGTAGTGGTGGTAGGTCTGCACCTCCTTCGTGGTACCGTCCGCCGCCTTCACGTGGATCGAGTCCTTCGTGACCCGTGTGACCTCGCCCGCCACCGGGGAGAAGTGCGCCGCCTGCCGCCCGAGGACCTTCTCGAACGTCTCCGCGCCGGCGCGGTCGCTCCCCGTGGCGACCTGAACGAGCGGGGCCTCGCGCGAGACGAGCGGGATCGCCTGCTCGATGTGCCGCGCCGCCATGCCCGCGCGGCCGCCCGAGTTGTTCCCCAGGAAGGGGACGAGGTTCGTGGTCGGCGAGAAGAGCTGGCTCGCGTGGGGGAGGACGTAGTGCGCGCGCGACCACTCGAGGTGCTCGACCGCGTTGTCCTTGCCGAGCATCTGCACGCGGTGGTCGACGGGCACGGGCTCACCGTTCTTCCACCGCACCTGGTCGGGGAGGACGACGTGCTTCTCGAGGAACTCCTCCGGGGGGATCGCCACGATCTTCTTCGCCGCGATGTCGTAGACCCGCATCTTGGGGACGGTGCCGTCCTTGCGGATGCCGAGCGGCAGGCGCAGGGTCACGCCCGCCTTGTCCCCCTCCGGGGTGTTCAACGGGTCGAGGAACCCGAAGTGGGTCGCGTTGATCATCTTCGTGTCCTCGGACACGGAGCGGTCGCTCTGGATGCCGCCGGGGCCCATCACGGTCGTCTGGCTCGCGCCGCTCAGCATCTCGACCGGGTTGACCTGCGAGGCCGCCCGCGCGACCGACGTGCGGAACACGCTGCGGATGGGGTCGCCGAACAGCCGCGCCGTCACGATGTCGCCGATCGAGCTCGACGTGCTGATCTTGCGGTCGATCTTCTTGCGGATGTCCTTGGTCGCCTGGCGGATCTTGTCGTGGGCGAAGTCCCCGATCGATCGGAGGTCCTTGAAGACGAGCGCGTCGCGGTCGTCCTCGGGCGCGCCGCCCTGCACGGCGAGCAGTCGCTGGCTCGCCAGGTGCAACGCCTCCCCCGAGATGTGCGTGAAGGGCTTGCCGAGCGTCCGTGAGGTCGACTCGGGGCGGAGGGTGGACCCCTCGAGCAGCTCGCGGACATGACGCGCGGCGGCCTCTGCGGACGGTGCCTGCGTGCCCGTGTCGGCCTTGTAGAGCTTCTCGACCGCGGTCTTCACCTCGCGGCCGTTCTTGTTGAGCGCGAAGATCTCCTTGCCCCACGCGTGCTCGAGGGCGTTGTCGTCGACCCCCATCGCCTTGAGGATCGGGTAGAGCGGGATCTTCGAGCTCTTGTACTCCGCGAGGAAGCGCTTCGAGTTCGGGTCGAACGTCATGTCGAACGCGCCCCGGCCGGGCGTGTTGAAGCGCGACTCGAGCTCGCCGTTGCTCCGGCGGCGCGTGTAGACGCCCGGCTTGAGCTGCCACTGCCCGTCGACCTGGTACTCCTGCCCGTCGACGATGTAGCTGTAGCGGCGGGTCATCTTGGGGATGGCGGCGAGGCGCACCTGGCGCGAGTCGACCTCCTTGCCCGTCGCGTTGTCCCTCAGCACGAGGTGCCCGAACACCGGCACCTGCCATGACGTTCCCTCGAGTCGCGCCTTGTGCTGATCGCGGATGTCGTCGGGGTGGAGGTTGTCCTCCACGTGCAGGTCGCCGACGAGCTCGAGCGTCTGCGTCTTCCCCTTCATGGGGAACTGCGAAGAGATCCCCGAGATCACGCGATCGCGGAAGTGCTCGAACGCTTCCTGCGGGTCGAGGTACGTCACGTGTGAACCGTATCGCGGCAGGCACCAAAGCAGCAAGACACAGCGGGATCCATGCATAAGAGCGCTGATGGCCACCCACACCGACGACACCGACGACACCGACACCGCAGGCGCCGTTTTCGAGGACCTGCTCGCTGACATCTTCGGTGAGGTTCCGGCGGACAGCCCCGAAGAGGACGAATGACAGCCGTATTCCTGTGGAACGCGATCAGCGGCTTCCTCTTCGGCTTGCTCGCCTGGGTCTACGACCGAGTGGCGGGGATCCCGTGCTGATCAACGCCTACCGAGACCCTCCCCCCGTCTTCGGGGGGTCCCGCATGCTCGCGAACACGCTGGGCGTGGTCGGGCGGGAAGTCTCCGACCCCCACCAGAGCGAGCGCATCTGGACGATCGAGAACGTCTACGCCCCCGCGAGCGGACGAGCGGTCGGCGGCGTCCGCATCAAGGCGCGCGACCAGAAGAATATAATCTCGTTCATCAACCAGCGGGACTTCGAGGTCCTGCTGGGTCTCGGCCGCATCGGCCAGTGGTGCCCCTGGAACGAGGCGCGCTACGTCGGCCCCGACGACGCCAACTGGATCGGCTTCAGCGCCGACGACGACGACCTACGCGACGACCTCTATGAGGAGGAGCTCGCGCTGCGCCAGACCTACTCCGTCCTCCCCCCGGGCATCGAGCTGGTGCGTCTCGTCCACCTCGCCCGAGGGACGGACCGCCTCGAGCGCTGGGTCTTCCTGCAGGACCGTCACCCCACCTCGGGGGCGGTACCTGACCCGAGCTTCTCCACGCTGCTGCAACGGTGGTCCCGCTACGAGCGGGAGATCGTGCACTGGGAGCGCCTATGAGCGACGACACCTGGGACGACACGTACAGCTGCGCGTGCTGCGAGCGCCCGCTCGCGCCGTTCGCCGAATCGGTCAACTACGTACGGCTGCTCGAGGTCGTCTACGGCTGCGACGGCGACGAGGACGGCTTCGTCACCTCGTTCGAGCTGCTCGTCACGACGGACGACGAGCCCGTCTACGACCCGATCTTCCTCGCGGAGAGCTGCCACGAGGAGATGATCGCCCATCTCCACGAGGCTCTCCGTCACCCCGACCTCCCCCCGCACAAGCCGATGCGCATGGCCACGGGGTCGACCTGCGCGACCTGCGACTTCTGTGGTGGATTGATCGACATCCACGACAACGCGGTGCGCATCACCGCCGGCGTCCTACGCGGGGGCCGGCGCGGGATCACGCTCTTCGAGGCCGATGGCACGCCGCCGGCGTACATGTGCCTGCCCTGCGCGCTCGTCATCAACGGCGCGATCTTCGAGGACTACCTCGAAGCCTTCGGGCTCTGGGACGAGCTCAACCACGAGGACGAGTGCGTGGAGTGCACGTACACCGCGTGCCACCACAACGCGGCGACAAACGACCTCGGCTGCGACTGCCCTTGTCACGCCGACGAGGACGAGGACGAAGAGGGGGGCGCGTAGCACGCGCCCCCCTCTTCTTAGCCCTCAGATCGACGGCGTGTCGCGGCGCGGCGCGCGCTGCTCCGGCTGCGGGCGCATGTCGACGCCACCCGTGCTGGGCGCCGCTGGACCCGCCTTGCCCGCGCCGGTGCCGAGCTGCTTGAGCACGAGCTTGGCGAGGTCAGGCGAGGTCGCCTGCATCGTCGCGATCGCGCGCTGCTGCTCGGCGGGGTCCATCCCCCCAAGCACCTGGGCCTGCATGCCCGCGAAGGCGTTCATGTCGACGCCGACCTGCCCCGCCTGGCTGGCCTGCAGGGGGCTCGCGGCGCCGGCGAGCGCACCGGGGAGCCCGCCGCCGCCGGGCAACGGGCCCTGCCCGTCGGGAGACCCGCCGGGTGCCTGCGTCTCCTCGCCGCCGGGGACGCCCGCAGCAACCCCGGCCTGGCTGGCTTCCATCAGCGCGAGCTGCGCGCGGCCCTGGTAGCGCGCGGCGATGAGCGAGGCCTCGCCGGCGACGATCGCATCGCCCACCGCGATCTGCTTCTTGATCTCCTGGCGGAGGGGGAGCCCGTTCAGGATCGCGTTCCGCGTGTTCTCGGGGGAGAAGTCCGAGTCCTCGAGGATGGTCGCCTCGTCGAGCAGGCCGAGCTGGAAGAGCTGGAGGTTGTAGGCCTTGCGCTGGATGTCGTCGGCCATCTTGAACGGCTTGAACCGCACGCGGACGATCGGCCAACCCATGAAGGCCGCGACCTCCCGGATGATCCAGCGGATCATGTCGAGCTGCCGCCCCATGTAGCGGAGGAACATGTTCTCGAGCATCCGCAGGGAGACGTTCGAGCCCGACCACGAGAGCCCACCGAAGACGAGCTCGCGGGGGACCCCCATGCCGGCGAGGATGCCCTCACTGTGCTCGCGGATCTCCCCCGTCATGAGCAGGGCCTTGCCGTCCCCGCCGATCGTCTGGTTGCCGATGGGCAGGGGCATGATCGGGATGTACGAGGGGTCGAGCCGCCAGCGGACGATCTCCGCCGAGACGTGCTCCTTCCACACCGAGAGGTTGCTCGAGGTGAAGGGGTCCGCCGCGCCCGAGCCGGGCTGGGGGAAGAGGACGCGCAGCGGCAGGATGTGCTCGAGCAGGATCGCCTCCTGCGCCTTCTTCATGATCTGGAGGTAGAAGGTGTCCTTGAGGACCGGCAGGAGAAGCGGCGTCCCCCACGCGCGGTCGACCGACTCGGCGAGGTTCGGGCGCTTGAAGTGGAACACCGCGTCGGGCGCGAAGACGATCGCCTTCTGCTCCTTCTGCGCCTGGAGGAAGAGCTGCGGGGTCTCCTCGAGGACCTCCTTGCGGCCGATCGTGATGTCGTTCTGCGTGTGCTTCGGCGGCGTGTAGAAGTAGGTCGACTTCCCCCCGCCGACCTCGGTGTAGAGGGTGTCGATGTTCTCGGGCGACCAGCGCATGAGCCGGATGCCGTTCGGGCTGCGCAGGTAGAGGTCGCGCACCGCGGCGTCGCCGGCGAACCCGCAGCGCGGGCAGGTGAGGCGGAACTCGTTCGAGACGAAGCGCCAGTGCGGGCGCAGCGCGGAGGCCTTGTCCTCGTGGTTGCACTGCCGGCAGCGCAGCATCTTCCAGAACGGGAAGACGACCGAGGGGAACGAGTTCCCGAACACGTGGTAGTCGAGGCCGGTCTCGAGCTGGAACGCGCGGATGTTGAGGACGTCGTAGAGGAACTCCTTCCACCGCGCGACGACCTGCGGGTCCTGGTGCTCGATGACGAGGTCCGTGATCGGATACTCGGAGAGCTTGGTGACCGTCGCGTTGATGAGCGGGTTCGTCAGGAAGTAGAAGCGGCAGATCTTGAAGAGCTGCTTGACCGTGGCGGGCAGCCACGTGTGCGCGACGTCGAAGAACGGGCTGGGGTACGCGACCCCCTGCCCGGGCGAGTTGCCGATGCGCCCGCGCGTCTGCGCGAACCGCAACGCGCCGGGCCCACCGCCCGAAGGCGTTCCACCGATCCAGCTCACGGGAGACCTCCTGCCGCGCGAGGCGCGGACTCGACGAGCGGCGGCGGACCCGCGGCGACGGACTCTTCGGGGTGCAGCGATGCCCGGCGCGCGCGCGAACGATCGTAGACCGAGCCGAGCGCGTGCCCGCCCGCGCTGAGCGCGGTGCCCGCGGCGAGCGCGGCCCCCATCGGGAGGACCGGCGCGAGCGCTGCGGTGCCGACCAGCCCGGCCACGCCGCCGCCCATGCGCGCGCCGCGGTTGGGATCGTCGGGGTTGTTCGCCGCGCCGTACACGTCCCCGACGGCGCCAGCGGCACCGAGCGCGGCGAGCCCCTTCGCCGCAGGCCCGGCCCCGCGCCACTGCAGGCCGAGCGACTTCTTCAGCGTGTCGACGGGCGCCCGACGGAACGCCCGCACGGTCCCCGGGAGGCCCGTGAGGCCCGCGTCGGTGGCCTCGCGCGCGGCGGCAGTCGCCTCGACGGCGCGGCGGTGGTTGAGCTCGGGGTCGTCCCACAGCTTGCGGCGGAGCTCGCTCATCCGCGTCTTGGGGGCCTCGCGCGCGGCGTCCGCGAGCCCCTTCGCGTGCTGCTCGGCCTTCACCGCGTCGTAGGCGCCGCCCCGCAGAGAGTCGACCCCGCCCTCCGGCGTCCAACCGGTGACTCCGTGGACCTGGCGCTGGCCCGCGCGGGTGAACGCGCCGACGACGCCGTCCTTCCCTGTGAAGCGGTCGGCCACCGCGTTGCCCGCGCCGGGACGGACACCCCCGAGCACGGCGCCGCCGAGCGCACCCAGCGCACCGCCCGTGACGGCGCCGGCCGAAGCGGTGGACGCGCCATGGGCGAGCGCCCCGCCGACCCCTGCGCCCTCCTCGCGCGCCTGGCGGTAGCCCCGAACGCCCTGCGCGCCGGCGCCGACCCCCGCGCCAGCGAGCGCCCCGACACCACCCATCGCTCCGATGCTGCGCAGCCGCGCGGCCGTGGCCGGCGAGAACGCGAGCTTGAGGAGCTCCCGGTAGAAGGCGGTCTCGACGAGGGGGTCATACATGGCGGAGGACCTCGAGCTGGGAGCGTAGCCGCCCACGCGACTCCTCGACATAGTCGTGCACGCGGAGGGTGCGGCGGAGCTGCTCGTCCTCGAGCGAGTCCCCCTCCGGGATCTTGCCCGCGGCGCGAACGGCAGGCCAGCGCGCATAGAGGGCAGGGGCGTCGACGTCCTCCGAGGCGGGCACGGCGAACGTGTCGAGCGGCGCCGGCGGGACGAAGACGCCGTCGTGCGCGCACGCGGCGCCGACGTAGAGGCGTACCTCCTCGGACCACGCGACGTCCGTGCGCACACGGGCGAACGTGTCGACGGCGATTGCGGTCTGCGCGGCGGTCGGCGCCTGGAGGACCTGGAAGTCAGGCGGGATGCCGTTGAGCGCCATGACGACCCACCCGAACACCTCCCACTGCCGCCAGGGGGACTCGACCGCGTGCAGCACGCGGCACGCCTCGATCTTGCCCATGTTGACGTGGGAGATGCTGCTCACCCCGAAGTCCCTCGGGACGACGTGCTCGAGCGTCGACGCCTCCCAGGAGAGGAAGTCGGCGCCATACCGACGCAAGAGGAGGAGGTCGAGCACGAGCGGGTGCGCGTCGGGGTGGTGGAAGACGTTGCGCACGGTGACGGTGGACGGCGCGCGCCCACTCGAGTGCGCCTGCTCGCGCTCGACCGCGTCGGCGAGCACCTGGTCGACGTCCGCCACGACCTCCCCCGAAGGGGCGGTGGTGGGGTCCGCCAGGGGCTTCGCGGAGGGGTCGGGCTCCATCCCCATCCCCACGAGGACAGCGAGGAGCTCGTCCGCGAACCGCGCGGTGGTGCGCTCGCTAGGCGCCACGGCCCGCGCGGCCTCGGCGGTGCGGGGTCTGCGGCGGGGCGGCGGCGGTCTTCTCGCGGAACGTCGAGGCGTAGGCGTCCGGCACCCAGGAGTCGTACCGCGCCGACAGGCCTGTGTGGTGGTCGAACTGCTCGAGCACGAGCGCGAACTCGTCCGCCGCGAGGCTCGCGGACTTCTCGAACACCCGGTTGAGCACCACGCGGTGCTCGTCCGAGAGCAGGTTCGCGCGGACATCCCGCGCGAGCTTGAGGTGCTCGACGTCGGCGTAGTCTTCGGCGGCGTAGTTCCTCGCGCGCGCCGAGACCTCGAGGCCGATCTCACTCGCGCGCTTCACGAGGGCGACCGCGTACGTGCGTCGGTCCGCGGGGGCGAAGTCGCGCCAGTTCTCGTCGAAGTAGGCCGACGCCGTCTTGATCTCGACGAGGCTGTCGAGGGGGTAGCGCGAGCCGAGCGCGAACCGGCGGTCCTCCCGCGGGGCCGAGGCGGTCTTGGTCTCGCCGACCTCCGCACCGCACTTCACGCACGCGCGCATGACCCTTCCGGTCTTCACGACAGGCGGGCTCGCGCCGGCGGCGGGCTTCGCCGCGGGGACGGCAGGCGCGATGGACTCACCGGCCTCCGCGGACTTCGAGATGTACTTGGCCTGGAGGACCTGGTCGGGCGTGTAGACCCCCGGGCCGAGGCTCGCGGCGGCGCTGCGGTTCGCGGCGACGTCCTTCGCGTAGCCGATCCCCTGGTTGACGCGCATCGCCTTGCCGACCCCGCTGAGGATGGCCGCGCCCGAGGCGACCTTGTCGAGCCACTCGGGAGCGTCGATCAGGTACCACGCGCAAGCGACCTTGAGGTTCTCGGCGGTGACCTGCTGCACGTCCCCCTCGAGGAGGTGGCCGGTCTGCGCGAAGAAGCCGATCGCGAGCTCCGTGTTGCCCTGGTCGATGCACGCGAACTTGCGCAGGGGCTCGGGGCCGTCTGCGTAGAGCGCGAGCGCGAACACGTTGTCGGGCAGCGCCGCGCGCTCCTCCGCCGTGAGGACGTGCGCGGTCTTCACCGACTCGGGTACGTCCGCCGGGGTCGGGTAGATCGACCGGAAGATCTCACCGCGGTCGTCGTGGACATCGAGAACGAGCGTCGTCTCCATCACCGCCTCCAGGGTAGGGCGACCCGCCCTAGCCCTGCAAGACTACTCGCACTCCGGCGATAAGGGCATTGAGCGCGTAGTCGATAGCGCCTCTGGAGGTCTCCACACCATGTCAAGTAACACCCCGCCGGAATGCTACGGACTCTCGTGGTCCGCGACAGACCCCGAGTGCAAGGGGGGGTACACCCCCACCAGGCAGGCCAACGGGACGTACAAGATCGACCCCTGCCCGTACATGCAGTCGTGCAAGGCAAGGACGTTGACCGCAGGCGCTACCCGCTCGGCGCAGGTTGCCACCGCGGCGGCGTCGAACTTCATCCCGGCTTCCGCGCTGCTGCGGCCCACGCCGGCGCCGATCCCCTCCGTCCCCGCGGCGCCCGTCGCCCACCCGCCCGCAGGGCCCTCCCACGTGACGTGGCCCGGAGCGCACCCGGCCTACGCCACGGTCACCGCGCCGCCGGTGCACCCCCACGCGCAGCCCGTCGCCCCGCCCGGGGGGTGGCGACGCGACCACTTCGCGCCCTCGCCGTTCGTCCACCCCTACCTCGCCGTGCCGGAGCCGGAGGGGGTCTCGCCGGGGCGTCGACTCCTCGCCGAGATCCTCCGCGCGGCGCTCAAGGCCATGTTCCAAACGGCGGCTCACATCCTCGACGTGACCGTGGTCAACTTCATCAGCCGCGCCGTCCATGACAAGCCCGCAGACAACCCCGCCCCCCCGCCTGCTCCGCCGGCACCCTGACCGCGGCTACCTCGACGGGTGGATGTGGCTCCCCAAGAGCCACCCCTCCGTCGCGGTGGACGCGATCAAGCGCGCTCTCGTGTTCACGTCGATCGACAGTGAGCACGGGATGCGCGTGGTCCCGCTCTTCCAGGAGACCGAGCACCACATCCTCGTTCCCCGGGAATTCTGGGCGGCCGAAGAGCTCGCCTTCCCCATCCTCGACGCGCGGCCGATCGACTTCCCCCGGGTCGACATCGGGTCGCGCATCACGCTCGACTGGGACCAGGACCTGAAGGCCCAGCACCCCGCGCGCACGACGCAGCGCGACGCCATCGCCGCCCTCGAGGCCGCGCGCGGCGGCATCCTCCAGCTCAAGTGCGGCGGGGGGAAGACGGTCATCGCGATCGAGTTCATCGCGCGGCAGCACGCGCCGGCGCTCATCCTCGTCGACACGACCGTCTTGCTCGACCAGTGGCGCAAGGAGCTCCTCCTCCACACCGACCTGCGCGAGGAGGACATCGGCCTCATCCGCGGGGACGTGTGGGACTGGGAGAAGCCCGTCGTGCTCGCGACCTACCACACGGTGTCGCAGAACGCCTCGCGCATCCGTGAGCGGGTGAAACGGCACTTCGGTGTCGTCGTGTGGGATGAAGCGCATCACCTCGCGGCGGACACGTTCATGCGGACGGCCCCGCTCTTCTACGGGTACCGCCTCCTGCTCACCGCGACACCGAACCGGACGGACGGCCTCCAGGTCATCTACATCGCCCACGCGGGCGGGGTCGTGTTCAAGGACCTCCGCCCCGACCTCCCCACCATCGTGCACTTCGTCGAGACCGGCGAGAACCTCGACGTGGAGGACGCGCGCGTGCTCGCCGAGACGACCGACTGCAACGGCGAGCAGCACCTCGGCAAGCTCGCAGGCCACCTCGGCCGACAGGTCGAACACCTCGACCACGTCCTCCGGGAGGTGCGCGCCGCACGGGAGGCCGACCGCAAGGTCCTCGTCCTCTCGCCGTCCATCGACGAGCTCGTCAACCTCGCGGCGAGGTGGATGGGGCGCGGCGAGGGCGCGCTCTACAGCGACGTCGCCGTGCCCACGATGACGGAGCTGGGCTACCCAGAGGGCACGCCCGCGCAGGAGCTCCCGAAGTCCACGCTGACCCGGCTCACCGGGGAGGCGGAGGTCATCGCGAAGAAGCTCGAGAACCCGCACACCCCTCCTGCGCAGCGCCGCGCGCTCGAGGAGGTCCTCCTCCCCCGCGTGCAGGGCCGCTTGTACGCGCACGAGGTCGCGCGTAAGGCCCGACTCGGGTTCGAGCGCGCGCAGCGGCGCTACCTCCAGGCCCTCCTGGGGGAGCTCACCGGCGCCGGCCTCATCATCGGGGAGATCAAGGACCCCGACGTGCGCGACGCGATGCTGCGGCAGAACCCCGTGACGTTCATGATCAACCGTCTCGGCCAGGAGGGCCTGAACTCGAAGGAACTCGACACCGTCGTCATGACGATCCCGACCGCGAATCGCAACACCATCCAGCAGGTGATGGGCCGCCCCTCCCGCGCGTTGCCCGGGAAGAAGCAACCCATCCTCGTCGTGCTCGAGCCCGAGATCCCCGCTCTGCGCGGCACCTGCATGCGCATGCGGCGCCTCCTCCTCGAATGGCCCGCCGACGAGGGCGGGCCGATCACCCACTACCAGCACCCACCCAGAGGTACAGAGACATGAACCAAGAAGAAGCCCTCCTCCGCGCACGCAAGATCGCCCACGAGCTCGACGCCTCCCAGTGGACGTACCTGACCGACATCCTCGGGCAGCGCCTCCTCGTAGAGGGCCTCGAGCCGGCCCCACCCGGCGTGCTCCCCTTCCGTGCGCGGCGAGTGTTCCTCGTGCAGATGGCCCAGCAGCCGAACGGACAGCACGTGCCCGTCGTCACGCCGCTACCGTTGTTGTCCGTGCCCGAGACGTCTGTGCAGATCGCCGCGCCCGTCATGATGGTCACGTTCTCCGACCTCGCCACGTTCGACCGCGAGCAGTTCTGCCTGCTGGTCGGTCAGGCCGTCGTGCAGAACGAGATGGTGCAGGAGCGGCTCCGCGCGGCGAACTCCCCCATCATCCTCCCGGACGCGGGCATGCCTCTCCCTGGCGGAAAGGGCTTCATCGGTGCGAACTCCCGCCCGCGCTGACAAGCCCCTGCACGCGCTCGCCAGCGAGTGGGCGGGCTGCCGCGCCTGCTCGCTCGGCGAGCGCCGGCTCGACCACGGCGCGCCGTTCACGCCGGGGGAGGGGAAGCGCCGAGGGCTCATGGTCATCGGCGACGCCCCGCAGATCGAGGAGGAGGACGCCGCGCGCGTCTTCGCGGGCGACGCCAGCCTCTGGTTCCGCACGCTGCTCGGCGGGTGGAAGATCTCCCGCCTCTACCTGACCTACACGGTCGCGTGCCGCTCGTGCTCGGTCATCACGCTGCCCACGGGCGAGCCCCGGATGTTCCGCGGGTACGGCGGGACGCCCGAGGTCCGCTGGAGGGACTCGATGCCCCTTCCCGACCAGGTCAAGGCCTGCCGAGACCGCCTCATGGAGGAGATCTACACCGTGGACCCCCTCGTGATCGTCGCGCTCGGGGGACGTGTGCTCGAGGCCCTCACGGGTCGTGCGTGCACCAGCATCCACGCCGCTCGCGGCAAGGAGATCCACATCGAGGTGCCCGGCCTGGGCTCGCGCATGCTCCTCACCGAGAAGCGGCGCCAGTGGGTGCGCAAGGTGCGCGGCGTCGAAGTCGCGCCGACGACCCCCGCCGCCGTGCGCTACCTCGTCATGCCGACCTTCCCCCTGTTCTTCATGAAGGACCGGGAAGCCGACGACTCCGCCGAGAGCCCCAAGCGGCTCATCGCGCGCGACACCTACCGCGCGGTGCAGATCTACCGCCGCATGCTCGCGGCGACCGACAACATCCACGACCAACCCCACCAACCCACGCTCAGCGCCGAAGAGGCCGCCGAGCGCGCGCAAGAGGAGATGCAAGATGCCGCGGAAAAGGCCGATCAGTAACCCCACGCCCACCCCGCCGGCGACGGAGACGGCACAGGAGGACGACGCCGACCTCCCCGAGGAGGTGCTCGCCTTCCTCGACGCCGAGGCCGACTACCAGGCCTACAAGGCCGCCAACGAGAGCGTCATCCGCAACCTGATCGCGTTCGCCAACGCGAGGAACGCCGCCTTCGAGGCCGCCGACAAGATCGTCCGCGCGCGCGAGCTGCAGGTCGGGCCGTTCAAGTTCAAGACGGCGCCGTTCACCAAGGTGGACGGAACCAAGGCCTTCGACACCCTCGGCCTGCAGAACTTCCAGGCCATCGGCGGGGCTATGAAGACTCAGGTTGCTTACGTGCTCGACGCGCGCGCGGTCGAGATCGCCATCGCCACCGGCCGCCTCACGGAGGAGGTGGCGAAGAAGTTCACCGAGCGGCAGGTCCGCTACTGCTCGATCCCGATGGTGTCGATCCCGTGATCTCCGCCGAGGTCACGGTCCGCCAACGCAAGGGTGACCGGCTCTACTACGCGCGCACGCTACACGAGAAGGAGGTCGGGATGCCCGACAGCTACGAGAACGCACGCGGCGACGGCGCCGCTCGGGTCGAGATCGAACTGGGGATGACGCGCCTCTACGTCCTGCCGAGCGGCGAGGAGGTGTGGCTCAAGGCGAGCGCGCGGGTGTCGCTCGCGTCCGGGCAGAGCGAGGCCGGGCTCGCCTTCACCGGCGACCTCGCCACCGCCAAGGCGACCGAGCTCGTGCTCTGCGCGCTGAGCGACACGGCGGAGGGGCTCAGCATCGCCGCGAGCGAGGCCGCGCAGGGAGCGCAGCCCCGATGAGGACCGGACGCATGCGCGTCGACGCGGTCGTCATCGGTACGATCGCTCTCGACTTCACCCGCGGGGGCGTGGGCATCACCGCGCGCGCCGCGCTGGTCTCCTCCCGCTCCGGGCAGACCCACGGGTGGACGGAGTCCGCCTCGTGGTCGACCGAGACCTTCCGGGCGGTCGAGGCGCTCAAGGCCGCGATGGAGCGCGACCTGTTCGCGCACCACTTCACGGAGGAGGGGGACGAGCTCACGCTGCCCCCCACGCCGGCGGGGAACATCCACTCCCCTGGCCGTCCCGCCGGCATCGGCGAGGGGTTGACCGACTCGGATTCGCCCAAGCTGGATCCGACCGATCTGTAGTCGTCCGTGGGTTCCGCGATGGCCTTGCAACTCTCCCACGAGGAGGGTGATAAGGCTGCCGCGGAACCCACTAGCTGCTGGCGCGCGCCAGCAGGAGGACTCGTTTGCCTACCGTAGGAATGCAGCTCATCTCGCGCATCATCAAGACGGGCGAGTTCGCCGCCGCCACCCAGGAAGGGATCTCGGAGATCGAGATGCTCAGCGTGCAGGACAAGACGCTCTGGCGGGTGCTCCACGCGTACTTCAACGACCCTTCGACGGCGGGGTCGGTGCCTGACGCGCGGCGCCTCAAGCAGGACTTCCCCTTCCTCGAGGAGAACTGCGACCCGCCCCACCTGACGTTGTCGGCCCTCTGCCACGAGGCCAGAAAGGCCTACACGACCACCGAGCTCTACGCGATCCAGAAGTTCACCGCCGACAACGCCGCGTCCGACCCCTACGAGACGCTCGCGAAGATCCACCAGGCGACGGGGAACCTCCTCTCGCGAAGGTCCTCCTCCAAGCAGCTCGACATGATCGCGGCGATCGCGAACGTCATCAGCACATACAACGCGGTGGCGAGCGGTCTCATCCAGAGCGTGGGGACGTGGCCCTGGCCGACCATGCAGGCCGAGACCGGCGGGCTGCAGGAGGACGACTACGTCATCATCTTCGGTCGCCCGAAGAACATGAAGACGTGGGCGCTCGCGAGCTTCGTCGCCCACCTGTTCCTCACCGACCAGCGCGTCCTCTTCTACACGAAGGAGATGACCAAGGAGAACATGTGGAAGCGCCTCGCGGCGTGCATCCTGCGCCTGGGGTACAAGCCCCTGCGGCAAGGAAAGCTCGACCCCGCGGACGAGGCGACCCTCATGGAGTTCCTACCGCAGATCGCCGACCTCGCGCAGCACCGCGGGGACATCAAGGTCCTCGACGTGAGCGACGCCGGCGGTGTCCACGACACCGTTCCATGGCTCTACGCGCAGGTCGAGGACTACAAGCCCGACATCGTCGCGGTGGACGGCCTTCACCTCATGAGCGCTGGCCCAGGCACCGAGAAGAAGCAGGAATGGGAGCGCATCATGAAGAACTCACGCGACATCCGGCAGTTCCAGCTCCGCACGAAGAAGCCCCTCATCGTGACCGTGCAGGCGAACCGCGGCGCGGCCAACACCAAGGGCGCGGGCTCCGAGCTCCTCGCAGGCTCCGACGCGCTCGCCCAGGACGCGACGACGTTCATGCGCGCGATCCTCTCGAAGGAACGCCGCGAGATCGACCTCGTGGTGGGCGGCTCGCGCGAGTACGACCTCCCGGGCATCACGATCGGGGCGGAGGTCGCGAACGACTTCCGCGAGCGCCGGTCGCTCACCGAGAGCGCCGCTCTCGAGGCCCAGCAGGCCGCGGCCGCCGCCGAGGCGACCGAGACCGAGAAGAAGGCCACTCGGGCGCCCAAGCACGGGCGCGCGCCGAACGGCGAGGACGAGTCCGACCGCGCCGCACGCCGCACGCGCGAGCAGGTCGAACGGCTCATCGAGCAGACCGGCACGTAGCGATGCAGATCGCGGCCGGCATCGACGCGTCCGCCGGCGTGCTCGAGATCGCCGAGCGGTTTCTCGACGGGGTCCGCCAGGCCGGCCCCGACAACCTCATGGCGTTCTGCCCGTTCCACGAGAACGTGCACACGCCCGCCTTCACGATGTCGCTCACCCGCGGGGTGTACTTCTGCTTCTCGTGCCACGCGAAGGGCACGCTCTGGCAGTTCCTCTCGGAGATGGGGGAGGTCGACCTCCGCAAGCGGTACGGACCGCTCTTCGAGGCCCTCGACGTCGCCGAGCGCCCGGCCACCGCCACCGCTGGTGTCGAGGCGCGCAAGTTCCTCCTCCGCAACGACCCCCTCCCCGAGGAGCTACTCGGGCTCTTCGAGGCCGTCCCCACGGAGCTCGAGGCCGAGGGGTTCACCGAGGAGACCCTGCGGTACTTCGACGTCGGTGTTGACGTGGTGCACAACCGCTACACGTTCCCTCTTCGCGACGCGCAGGGGACGCTCGTCGGGATCTCCGGCCGCCTTCCCAAGGGCGCGGAGGGGCCGAAGTACCGCGTGTACGACTACGAGTACACCGACTTCGCGCTCTCCCCGCGCGAGCAGCTCGTCAAGAAGGAGCTGATCTGGAACTTCCACCGCGTCCGCCGGCAGGTCATATCCGGCGAGGCGACCAACGTCATCATCGTCGAGGGCTTCAAGGCCGCCATGTGGGTCCACCAGCATGGCTTCCCCGATGTCGTCGCGCTGATGGGCAGTTTTCTGTCCGACGCCCAGGCGTATCTGCTTGAGCAGCTCGGTGTTCCCCTCTACGTCTTCCTTGACCTCGGCGAGGCCGGCGAGCGCGGCACGGACTACGCGGGTGACCGCCTGTCCCGCACCACGCCCGTCTACGTCTGCCCCTACCCCGAACACGCACCTGAGAAAGCCCAACCGACCGATCTCGATGAAGCAAGTCTGGTTCACGCGCTGACGCACGCGATCCCCTACATCACTTGGTACACCCAGAGAAAAGGAATCACCTGATGGCCTCCTACGGCAAAGACCCCGCCCTCCACGCCCGCAACGTCGCCCACTTCTCCGCCTCGCAGAAGGCATTCGCCAACCGCCCGGCCGCCAACCGCCGCGGCAAGGGAGGCGGCGGTGTCCGCTTCCGCGATCGCTACCGCCCGTCGGTCGAGTTCCAGGACCGCATCCGCCTGCAGTTCACGGCCTGCAAGGTCGTGTTCGCCGCGTCGCAGAGCGAGCTCCAGGAAGTGAACGACCTCGGCTTCTTCCCCTTCGTCTCGCACTTCGACGGCCGCCTCAAGAAGGACGTCATCTGCTCGGCCGGTCCCTTCCACGAGGACCGCAACCGCCGCGAGCCCTGCTGGGGGTGCGAGTGCTTCTGGGACGGCATCGGCAAGATGCGCGCGCAGCGTGACGCCGGCGCGGCGAACGCCCGCAAGCGCTACTCGAAGAGCGAGCGGTTCGTGTTCAACGTGATCGACTACGACACGTACTACGAGTCGCCCTCCATCGACAGCTCGACGGGCAACGTGCGCATGCGCCCCGCGGACGGCGCGAACCCCCCCACGCCGTACACGGAGTGGCAGAAGGGGCTCAAGCACCCCGAGCTCGCCCGGGCCGGCTACCCCTCCTCGGCTGGCCGGATGTGCCACTGGGAGATGGGGCCGAGCCACTACCAGGTCATCCAGGCCGCGATGGCGTCGATCGCGACGGGCTGCCGCTCGTGCGGATCGAAGGCGGACCGCAAGGACCCGACCGGGCTCGCGACCGCGATCTCGACCGCCGCGTACATCTGCGGGAACCCCGCCTGCGGGGACGCGCTGATCGACCTGGAGGACACCGTGCTCACCCCGCAGGAGATCAGCGAGGCGATCGCCGGCGAGATGCGCTGCCACACCTGCGGGCACGTCGGTGCGGCCCTCGAGGTGCTCGCGTGCGCGAACTGCACCAACCCCGTCCGCGCGTCGATCTACGACGTCGACCTGATCGTCCTGGCGGTCCCGTCGGCGAACAACAGCGACGACATGAAGGGGACGACGCTGCAGATCGTCGCGTGGAGCGACCCGTACCCGCTCCCCGCGCAGTTCACGCCGCTGCTCGAGAAGGCGCACGACCTCCCCAAGCTCTACGCGCCGACGCCGTATGAGCAGCAGAAGTCGATCTTCACGGACATCACGCTCTCGTCCCCCCAGAACCTGCCCGGCCAGGGTGGCGGACAGGTGGCGGGGCGCCCGTTCTCCCGTCCCGCCTACTAGTCACGCAACCCGCGCGCCCGGTCCTCGTCCCTCATGGGCGGGGGCCGGGCGCGCACGTCTTCCGAGGTAGAGATGGCCCACTGGAGTCCTGACCTTCCGCCCGCCGAGGTGTACGCGTGGGGGGACGAGCGGCTCGACGGTCTCGTCCGCGCGGTGAACGACGCCCCGGAGGTCGCGCTCGACACCGAGACGACCGGCCTCAACAACATGCGCGACCACGCGGTGATCTGGTCGCTCGCGTTCGGCCGGCGCCGCATCTGCATGAAAGCGGACACGTTGCGCGCGTTCGACCGCACGTTCCGCGACCCATCGCGCACGTGGATCTTCCACAACGCGAAGTTCGACGCGCACATGCTCGCGAACCTCGGGTTCACGATCGCCGGGCGCTGGCTCGATACCGCGGTGATGCACGCCCTCCTCTACGAGGAGACCTCGCACAAGCTCAAGGACGTGCACAAGCAGATGTTCGGGTGGTCCTGGGCCGGCTTCAAGCAGACCTTCGGCAACTTCCCCGAGAGCGAGACCGCGCGCGTGCTCTACGAGAACTGGGACAACGCCCGGCAGAAAGTGGTCGAGTACGCGTCGAACGACGCGTACGGCACGCTCAACGTGAAGACCAAGCTCTACGACGAGCTCGAGAAGGAGTTGGTGTTCTCGCTCTTCCCCGACGAGTACCCCAACATGCTCGCGATCTACGAGAAGACCGAGGCCCCCTTCACCAAGGTGCTCTGGAAGTGCGAGCGCGCCGGGATGAAGGTCGACTTCGACTACCTCCAGACGATCGCCGACCCGGTCAACGAGGAACTCGCGCGCGTCCAGCGGGAGACGACTCGGCTCGCCGGCGAGCTCGTGAACATCGACTCGCCCGCGCAGCTCCGCCGACTCTTCTTCGACAAGCTCAAGCTCACGCCGACCCACTACACGAAGGGCGGCAAGAAGGGGATCCGCGAGCCCTCGACCGACGCCGACTTCCTCGAGGCGAACGCCGACCACCCCATCTGCGCGTCCATCCTCCGGGAGCGCGAGCTCGGCAAGCTCAAGGGGACGTACATCGACACACTCCCCACCCTGGTTGACCAGTACCGCCGGATGCACCCGACGTACAACCAGGATGTCGCGCGCTGCATGCCCGCTGGCGAGCTCGTCCTGACCAATCGAGGGTACATCCCGGTGGAACAAGTCGCAGTGGGGGACCTTGTGCTGTCACACATGGGGGTTCCGCGTGCGGTCATCGAGCTCTCGCGCCACGCGCCCGCTATGGTCTACCTCATCTGCTTCGCCAACGGCAACACGCTGAGGACGACAGGCAACCACGAATACCTCACCCCGACGGGATGGGTGCGCGCCGACGCTCTCCGCCCGGGGGACACGGTCATCGCCCATACCAACGCGGAGGAGTGGAGCACCCCTGCCGCCTGGGATGCCGACGCGCCGGGGCGCAGACCCCCTGCCACTTTCGGAGAGACGAAGGTGGTCACCTGGATGGCGACCTACCCACGCGAGACGTACGGGCTGACCGTCGACATCGACCACTCGCACGTCACGGGTGGCCTCGTCACGCACAACACGGGTCGCCTCAGCGCGAAGAACCCCAACTGTTTCCACCCCGATACGGAGTTCCTCACGCGCGACGGCTGGGTGCGGTGCGAAGACCTCCAAGAGGGCGTGGAGGTCGCAGAGTACCGACCGGACGGGACGATCGCGTTCGTGCAGCCCACGGCGCACTACGTCTTCGAGGTCGACAAGCTCGTGAGCCTGCGGAACCAACACACACGCCTCCTCGTGACAGAGGAGCACCGGTGCCTCCTTCGGCACAGGAAGACAGGAGCACTCCGCGTCTTCCACGCGAAGGACTACCCAGAGGACTGGCAGCAGATCCACGCGGGCACCTACACGAGTAGCACCCACGAGAACCAACTGCTCCGCGCGGATGGGGCGCCGTGGAGTGCCGCGTTCATCCGACTGATCCTCGCGACGCAGGCGGACGGCACCTACGACAAGAGCGGCGCCATCTCCTTCGCCTTCAAGAAGGAGAGGAAGACCCGGCGGCTCCTCGAGATCCTCACCGCCCTGGGTGCGCAGCACACGTACCACGTGGACTCCTATGGGAGAGCGCGCATTCGCCTGCCCAAGCAGCCGCTGGTCGAGGAGCTACAGCGCATCATGCCCGAAAAGGTGCTCGGCGCGTGGGTGCTGCAGCTCCTCCCCTGGCAGCTCAACGAGCTCTGCGACGAGGTGGTCTTCTGGGACGGTTCTTGGTCCCGAAAGAACAGCTACGCGAGCAAGGACCCGCGTAACGCCTCCTGGGTGCAGCTCGCGTTCACCCTCACCAATCGCCGCGCGCACTGGCGCGTGTATCGGGCGAAGAAGAGACTGAGCTACCAGGTGGACGTCACGCAACGCGACGACTCCATGACGACGAACATCAAGAAGGAAACCGTCCCCTACAAGGGGAAGGTCTACTGCGTCTCGGTGCCGTCGACCTTCGTGCTCACCCGTCTGGAGGGGCAGATCTCCATCACGGGCCAGAGCCAGAACTTCCCGAACACGGACAACGACAAGTTCGGCATCCGCGGCGCGTTCACGTGCGAGCCAGGCAACACGCTCATCGTGATCGACTACTGCCTGGCGCCGGGCACACGTCTGCTGCACAGCGACCTGACCTGGAAGCGCATCGACGAAACCTCTGTGGGCGACGAGCTCATCGGCTTCGACGAGGAGTTGCGCGGGTCCAAGTTCAAGCGCACACGCGTGACAAGCGTCAAACACCTGGAGCGACCCTGCATCACGGTCGTGACGGATCGGGGCACCGTCACAGCGAGCACCGAGCATCTATGGGTGGTGCGTCCTGCTAGTGGGGATCGTGCCAACCTCCGCCGCTGGGTGCGCACCGACGAATTGCAGCCCGGAGACCGCATCAGCTTCTTCGTCCCTCCCTGGGAGACTGACCGCTCTTACGGCGCCGGATACCTCGCCGGGGCCTATGACGGGGAGGGCTGGGTGCACCAGTCACGTGTGTCCTTCGCACAGAATGAAGGGGTCGTCCTCGACCGGACGACCGACCTCCTACGTGAGAGGGGCTTCGAGACCTACAACGACGACACGCTCACCTGCCGTCGACGCACAATCGCCAACGGGGACGCCCTGCGCTTCCTCGGAACAATCCGCCCAGCCCGCCTCCTGCCGCGCGCAGCGCAGATGTGGGAAGGGCGCCGTACCTGGGGACGGAATAGCCGCCCAGCCACGGTGCTGCGCGTAGAGGGGAAGGGGGTGCAATCCGTCGTGGCCGTTGGGACCACGTCGCGCACCTTCATCGCGGAGGGTTTTCTCTCCCACAACTGCGCCCTCGAGATGCGGCTGCTCGCCGCGGCCGCCGGCGAGCCCGACATGCTGCGGATCTTCCAGGAGGGGAAGGACATCCACATGGGCAACGCGTCCATGGTGTTCGGCCTGCCCTACGAGGACCTCGTCAAAGCGAAGAAGACGGACAAGCTCGTGAAGGAGGGCAAGCTCCCGCCGGAGGAGATGACCGAGTACTTCCGCGAGTGCCTGCGTCGGCGAAGCCAGGTCAAGTCGGTCGGCTTCGGCATGAACTACGGCCTCAAGGAGAACAAGCTCGCCCAGCAGCTCGGCATCACCAAGGACGAAGCGCTCGACCTGATGCGGCGCTACATGGAGCGGTACCCCACCGTCGAGCACTTCTACAAGTCGGCGATCGAGTCGTGCAAGGAGACGTGCCGCGCCTACTCGATCCTCGGCCGGCGTCGCTACCTGCCGGAGATCTGGTCGAACAAGTCCATGATCCGCTGGCAGGCCGAACGCCGTGCGGTGAACATGGAGATCCAGGGCGGCGCGGCCGACGTCGTCCGTCTCGCGATGCTGGCCTGCGACGCCCTCGACCTCGAGGGGGAACACGGGTGCTACATGCTCGCGCAGATCCACGACGAGCTCGTGTTCGAGTGCCCGATCGAGGAGGCCGAGGAGGCGAAGGGGAAGATCATCCAGGCGATGATGCACCCCTTCCCGAAGGACCTCCCCGTTACGCTCGAGGTCTCCGCGGGGACCGGGCCGAACTGGAGGGACGCGAAGTGAGGTCGGACAAGCTCGAGCTCGATCGGCTCGTCGCATCCGATCTCGGCCTTCCGCTTCGTGAGGTACAGGCCGTGACCGCCGCCTTCCTCGCGGCGGCCACGGACCACCTCGCGCGCATCTCGCAGGTCTACCTGCCGCCGCTGGGCGCGTTCACGCTCAAGGAGCACGTCCACGAGAATGCGCAGCCGCGCGTGCTCCGGACATTCCGTGACCGCGAGCACGTCGTCACCGTCGACAGGAGCTTCACGGTACGCTTTCGTAAGGCGACAGGGCTTCGGGACCGCATCCGGGTGCACTGGCTTCGCCGCAAGGAGCACGAGATGGAAAAGCTAGGCGTTCAGGAGAACATCGATCAGGAGCGGCTCGAGAAGCTCGCGTCGGCGGGATGCCCGCTCTGCGGGGCCACGCCGCGGCGCGAAGGGGGCGTGCTCGTCTGCCCCCAGCACGGGACCGAGCCGTTCGAGTCGTCCGAGAAGAAGTAGACGTCGCACCAGCGACCCAACCGCGCCCGGGGGCTTCGGCCCTCGGGCGCACGCGTCGAGGCACATGGCTACGAAGAAGACCGCGAAGAAGTCCGCTGCGAAGAACAAGCCCGCCGACAAGAACAAGCCCGCATGGACGCCCGAGGGGAAGACCCTCTCGCTCGCGGAACGCCTGAAGGCCCGCCAGACCTTCATCGCGAAGAACCGCGGCGAGGTCACGAGCCCGCCGCTCATCCGCCCGGCCAGCTCGGTGCCGTCGACCTACTTCCTCCGCCGCCCCACGGGGATCACCCAACTCGACATCGACCTCGGCGGCGGGTGGCCCGCCGGCGGCGTCTCGTGCCTCACCGGCATCGACAACGCGGGCAAGTCGACCCTCCTCTACCTCACGTGCGCGATGCACCAGCGCATCTACGGGGACAACAGCTTCATCGCGATCGCGCAGGTCGAGGACAACCCCGACTTCGACTGGATGCGGAAGGTCGGGTTCATCGTCGCCTACCCGGAATCGGTGATCGCCCAGCGCGAGGCCGACCGCAAACGCCGCGGTCTCCCCCCGTTCACGAAGGAGGAGCTCGCCGACTTCCGCCGCCAGATCGGGCAGGTCGACATCATCCTCGCGCCGACCGGCGAGGAGATCATGGCAGGCGTGCTCGATGCGGTCGCGCTCCGCACGTACGGGATCGTCGCGGTCGACTCGGTGTCGGCGCTCCAGTCGGCGTCCGAGGCGGCGATCTCGGACTTCGACAAGTTCCCCCAGCAGTCCGCCGACGCGATGCTGCTCACCCGCTTCTTCAAGAAGCTCAAGCCCCACTACAACGGATACTACGGGATCAACAACACCTCGCTCCTCGTGACGCAGCAGATGCGATCCAACCGAGCGAAGGCCTCGATGATGCCGCACATGGCGAAGTTCGCCCCCGACGTCGTCGCGACGGGCGCGAACGCGCTCAAGCACGGCAAGCTGATCGACTGCCTCCTCTCGAAGGGGCAGAAGCAGCGCGAGCGGGGGAACGAGGACGAGAAGGGGCAGGTGCTCGGCCGGACGAACCACTACCGCCTGATCAAGGGCAAGGCGGGCACGCACGACGAGCTCCACGGCGAGTACACGACGACCTACGAGAAGCTGTTCGAGGTCGAGCGGACCGTGCTCGCGCAGGGGATGCGGTTCGGCGCGATCACGGAGACCGCGTCGCTCATCACCGTCCACAAGAACGGGTCCGACGACACGCTCGCCTCGCGGGTGCCGTTCGAGGAGTTCCTCGACCGCCTCCGCAACGACGTGGAGTTCGACCTCCTCGTCCGCCGCGAGGTCATGTCGTTCGCGAAGCGGGAGTGCATCTACCGTGAGTGGTGAGGGCACCCTCATCATCGAGCCGCTCGACGACAGCGACCCGGAGCCCTGCGGGGCCCCGTGCTGCCAGACTCCGCTGACCAACCGCCGGCGGGTGACCATCCTCCTCGGCGACACCGCCAACGGGGGGTTCGTCCGCTGCGCGCGGCACCTCGAGGGCACCCCCACCCCATTCGCCCTGGCGGAGGTGGAGGTGCCCAAGAAGAAGCCCCGCGGCCTCTCCCGCGCGAGGAAGCTCCGCTCCGTCCGCCAGGAGATCGAGCTCGCTGAGGGTCTCGGCGGGCACGTCCAGCGTGCCTCCGGGGCGATGGCCGGCCACAAGGGCGACGCCCGCGTGGTCGGCCGCTACCGGATGGAGGCGAAGTCGACCGACGCCGCCTCCTTCACGATCACCCGGACGGTGCTCGACAAGATCCGATCGGAGTGCGGGCTCAACGAGGCCCCCGTGCTCGACATCCTCTTCCTCACCCCCCGCACGCTCGCCGAGGCGGACCGCTGGGTGGCCATCCCCTACCCCCTGTTCCAGGAGCTCGATAGTGCAGCCCTTCCGGGTACTTCACGACCGCGTCGCTAGCCCGACGACAGACCACCTCGCCCTCATCCAGCGCGCGCACGCCGACTACTTCGCCGCGGTCACCGCGTCGGCGGCGTCGGAAGAGCGGATGCGCCCGCCCGGGATCCACGCGAGCGAGATGTCGAAGTGCCAGCGGCTCTTCGTCTACTCGATGCGCGGGGAGCCGAAGACGACCAAGAACAGCAACACGAAGATGCAGCAGGTCTTCGACATCGGCAAGCTCGTGCACGCCAAGGTCCAGCGGGACTTCCACAAGATGGCCGCGCGCTCGCAGGGGCGCGTGCGCTTCATGGAGGAGGTGCCGATCGAGCCCTACACGAACGCCCTCGCGAAGATGTGGACGGTCTACTCGTCCGCCGACGGGCTGCTCGAGTTCTGGGAGCGCAACCCGGAGACGGGCGCGCCCCACGTCATCCTCCGCGTCGTGGTCGAGATCAAGACGATCAACCCCACGGAGTACGCCGAACTCAAGCGGCCCGAGAAGGAGCACGTCGAGCAGACCCATCTCTACATGGCGTGCCTCGACGCTCCGCTCGCGTGGGTCCTCTACGTCAACAAGTCGAACGGCGCGCAGACCCCCGCGGAGCCCCCGTGGGTCTACGAGTTCGACGACGCCATCTGGGCCAAGCTCGAGGAGCGCTTCGACAAGGCGTACGACCACGTCCACCTCCGCACGCTTCCGGACCGCGAGGAGGGCTTCGGCTGCGAGTGGTGTCCGTACGCGGACGCGTGCGAGCCCGAATACCTGAAGCGCAAGAAGTCGAGGACCGCCTCGAAGCTCTCCACCATCGCCACGCAGCACCTGAACAAGCGCAAACGCTAGGGCGTTCGCGCGATAAGACTCCCGCCTCGTAACCGCAGCCCGAAAGGACCGCACGCATCATGGTCGACCTCAGCGACATCGACATCCCCAACATCACCTTCGGCAAGTCCACCTCCCACCTCGCGGGCCTCGCCCGCGACAACATCCGCTCGAAGATCGAGCGCGGCCGCGACCGCACCGCCCGCGTCATCGAGACGGTGATGAACATGCGCATCCAGGACCACGTCGCGCCGGCGCGCGCGGTCCGCTGGGGCGTCGACGACAACGGCTTCCTCCGCGCGGGCTTCCAGGTGGGCGGCGAGGAGGTCTCCCACCGCATCCACCGCAATGCGATCGGGCAGATCGCCGCGCGCGCCCACACCCCGCTCGAGTACCTCGAGTACCTCACGACGAAGGTCCCCGAGCGCTGGGGTCGCGACCTCGTCGCCCACACGCTCAACGAGATCTTCTCCCACGACCAGAGCAAGCGCCTGCTGCGCACGGTCGACGGAGAGCTCCGCGGCTTCCTGAGCGACCGCTACCGCCGACGGGACACCGGCGTGCTCGTCGAGTCGTTCGCGAACGCGCTCAAGTCCGTCGGTGCGCTGCCCTACGAGGGCCACGCGAGCGACACGAGGATGTCCGTCCAGGCGATCCTCCCCCAGACGTTCGAGCCCATCCCCAACGAGGTCGTCGCGTACGGCGTGTCGTTCACCGACTCGTCGTTCGGCAACGGCCCGACCGCGGTGAGCCTGTTCGTCCTCCGCGGGGTCTGCAACAACGGCATGATCTCGAACCGCACCATCCGCGAGGTGCACGTCGGCGCGAGCATCGACAGCGAGCGCTACGAGGCCGACACGGTGGCCAAGGACACCGAGGCGGTCGCGCTCAAGATCCGCGACACCGTCCGCAACAGCCTCAACGAGGAGGCGATCGCGGCGATGCAGGCGGCCGTCGTCCGCGCACACGCAGACAAGATCTCCACCGACCGCGCCGCGGACATCCTCAAGCGCTTCCTCTCGAAGAAGGAGGTCGAGACGGTCATGGGGCGGTACAACGACCCGGGAGAGGTCGTCACCCTCCCCGAGGGGCAGTCGCGGTGGCGCCTCGCCAACGCGCTCTCCTGGTTCGCGGGTACCGTCGAGGACGGGGACAAGCGCCTCGAGGTCCAGACCGCCGCGGGCAACCTGCTCGACATCGCGGTGCCGAGCGCGGCCGAGCCGCCGACGCCGGCCACGCGCGCGGTGTCGTGATGCCGGACCCTCTCCTCCGTCCGAGCTTCCCCGACATCTACATGCGCCTCGCGGAGTCCCTGGCCGAACGCTCGTCGTGCGGTCGGGGGCTCCGGGTGGGGTGCGTGATCAGCTCGCCCGACTACCGGAAGATCCTGGCGGTCGGGTACAACGGCAACGCCGCCGGCCTCTCAAACGGCTGCGATGACCCCACCGCTGTGGGGGCCTGCGGGTGC